CCTATACTCAGGCATCTTCAACAAGGAGTGAACATCATGAGCAATCACAATCCGTTCGCGACCGTCTTCGGCAGCTCGCTGCGCGTCACCGATCACTACGAGACCGGCCTCGGCCGCAAGAGCGGTGCCGACCTTGAGGTCCGTCGCGTCAACCGCGACGGCGTCGAGGAGGTGCAGATCGAGGTGAAGGCGTGGAGCGACACCGGCAAGCGTCGCAACACCCAGTACGTCTCGATGTCGCTGACGCCCGAGATCGCCCGCCTGCTGGTCAACGCTCTCAGCAAGACGCACCCCACTGCGCCGGCGATGGAAACCTTCGGCGAGATGGAGCGTCGGGCGCGTGACTTCTACGGCTTCAACAAACGCCGCGCCGCCGACATCAGGATCGGCGACCGTATCAAGACGAGCAAGCACGGCACGCATCCGGTGAAGTACATCGAGAAGATGGCCGGCAACAGCATCGGCGCGATCCAGTACTGCTTCATGCTGGGCGACGGCGTGCTGGGCCCGGACGTCTACGCCTTCGCCGACGACATGCTCGACATCGAGCTGCCGGCCGCCGCCTGATCGTCAACCACCGCACAGGAGCGAGCGCCATGAAGAAGTTCGAATTGACCGACGAGAGCAAGATCGTCGGCAGCACCAAGGTGTTCCGTATTCGCGCACTGAGGGACTTAACCGACGTGAAGGCTGGCGCTCTCGGCGGCTGGCTGGCGTCCGAGTTCAACCTGTCGCAGGCGGGCGACGCATGGGTCGACGACGAGGCCGTCGTGATCGAGAACGCCATGGTCATCGGCGACGCCGTCATCGCCGGCTACGCCCGGGCGATGGGTGCTGCCATCATCGCCGGCAGAGCTGTCGTCTCTGGGTACGCCGTCGTCGCCGGCAACGCCGTCGTCTTCGACGACGCCAACGTCATCGGCAACGCCACCGTGACCGGCGTCGCCCGCATCTACGGCCGCGCCCGCATCGTCAACACCGCCATCGTCAGCGAGTACGCCTGCGTCGGCGGAAGGGCCGTGGTCCGCAACGACACCCGCATCGGCGGCCACGCCCGCATCGAGCCGGAGGAAGTCACCGTCGTGCCCCATTGACGGCCACGACGGAGAGTGTATATTCACCAGCAAGGAGTGAACAGGATGAAACTCTATCAGGAACTGGCGGTCCTAGTCGGTGCCTACCACCGCTGCAGGGTCTCGACTGACCCCGCCGTGGCTGCCTTCGCGTCGAAGCATGTGGAGCGGCTGTCAGAGCTGGAGAAGTTGCTGCCGTCAGGCGGCGGCTTCGACCTCGGCTCGCATCTCGACATCGACAACAGCACCGACGAGCGGCTGGTGATCAGGACGTCGTTCCACCACATGAACGACGCCGGCTTTTACGACGGCTGGACCGATCACCAGATCGTCGTCCGTCCTAGTCTCGTGTTCGGGATGGCGTTGCGCATCGCTGGCAGGAACAGGAACGACATCAAGGAGTATATGTACGAGGTCTTCCACGAGACGCTCACCACCGACGTCCCAGTCGAACTCGACGAACCCATCAACACGGAGTGAACGGCCATGGGCATCGCAATCAGCAAGTTTCTCGGGCCGTCGTATCTCGCGTCGGCGCTGATCAACGGCGACAGCAGCAGTCTGGAGAGCCTCGCCGACCGTCGTGGCCTTCGATGGCTGGAGGCGTGGATTGCCACCAGCTACGGCGCAGGCGCGCAGGTCGTCGACTGCGCCGACGCCGGCTTCCGCCGCAACATGTCCCCCGACGTGACGGCCCCCCGCGCCGGCCTTCGCACGATGCCCGCCCTTTGGGTGGGTGGCGACACCCAGCTCTACACCGTTCTGATCCCCTGATCCGTCAACAAGGAGTGAACGCATGACCAACCCGAAGATGACCGTGGCCCAGCTGCGCGAACGGCTCAGCTGCATCAGCGCCGAGCACGACAACGCACCTGTCACGGTCTGGCTGCCCGGGTCGCGCATCGACCTCGCCGGCTTCATAACGCTCAAAGCGAACCTCGACGGTGAGGTGCTGATCGAGGGCAATCTGCGTCCCGGATCGGCGCTCGAACAATGAGGTGGGACGCCGTCATCGCCTCCAGCCTCTGGTGGCTGCGCCGCCGGATCGCCCGCAAGGAGCGCATCTCGCCGGCCGCCGTCGTCCGCGACGTCGGGCCGCCGTTGCCACCCTACTTCGTTGGCACCCTGCAGGCGCGACTGCTGCATGTCTCGAACGCGGTCTCGCTGGTCGACAACGACGACATCGTCTGCCAGTTCCCCCGCATGGTGACACCGCTGCGCCCGGTCTACGACACGGGCCCCCGCCTGCGCTTCCAAAAGGAGTGAACACACATGGCTAGGTTCTTCGGTTCGGTCAAAGGTAAACGCGGCGAGGCAACCCGCCTCGGCAGCCGCGTCAGCGGTCTCGACATGTACGCCGCCAGCTGGTGCGGCGCGATCCACGTCCGGCTGTACGCCGTCGAGGCGGCCGATTACGTCACGGTGCGCATGGTGCCGTGGAAGGGGCGCGGCACCGAGGTGGTGCTCTACGACGGCCCCGTCGGCCGCTACGCCCCCACCCAGCTGCTGCAGGCGGCGCGCAATCCCCGTGGCTTCAAGCTGACAGCGAGGGCATCATGACCGACTTCATCATCTCACTGCATGGCAGCGTCTGCATCCTGACGCCGCGCAACGACGCTGCGCGCGAGTGGCTCGACGAGAACATCGCCGAGGACGCCTTGACGTGGGGCCCCGACAGCATCGTGATCGAGCCGCGCTACGCCGAGCCGATCTTGATGGGCCTGCAGGACGACGGCCTGACGGTGTCGACATGATCACCATCTACGAGATCATCGGCGACATGATCGGCCGCAACGGCACCAACGCGGCGTACTTCTCGACACAGAAGGACGCCGAAGAAGCACTGGAGGCCTATCGTCGGTGGCAAGAGAAACTCGGCGAGACCGCGATATGCGACGGCCCGATCATGATCAAGGTCTGCAACGCCGGCGACGTCGTGGCGGTGATCAACAACGCCATCGACTACGCCACATCATGAACAGCAACGAAGGAGATCGAACAATGTCCGAACCCGCCGACGACGGCAGTGTGGAGGTCACCACCACGGTCAAATCCCATCCTGTCCGCGACGACGATGACATTGTCGGCCGCCGGCCGAAGTACATGCTGTCCGCCAGCATCAAGCGCCTCGATAACGGCACACTGCTGACGGTGCGCCGCAAGTCGACCGCCGGCAGCGTGATCGTCGTCGAGAGGGCGTACCTGCAGCCGCAGCTGCTGTTCATGGCTCTCGCCGAATACCTCCAGCTCGACTGGCCGCCGCGATGAGCACCTTTCCCCCCGCCGTCTTCGACAATATCCGCGAGGTGGGCGACAGGATGGACCCGTCGTACCTGTCGCTGATTACGCGGAAGCAGGCCTACATGCTGTTCGACAACTGCGCCTTGGACCCGAGCAGCTTCCCTAACAAGCCCTACCGTAAGGGCGATCTCTTGAAGGTATGGGAGTACCCATGGCGGGTGGCGATGTCAGGCGATCTGCCGCGCCCCGGGGAAAAGGGTTACGCGGCGGCGAGGACCATGATCGATTACGATATGCGTCGGATCATCGAGGCCGCGCAGTGGTTTGATTTCGGCGACATCGACGTCGAGGCAGTAAATAAAGCGGCCGCCGACGCGCAGCCGTTCATGAACGAGAACCTCATCGTGCTGCCGTATCCGGCATGCGTGTTCAGGATGCGCGTCAAGCCGCGTGCGACCATGCGGCATCCGCAGGAGCGGCTGCTTGTGCTGCGGCAGCCGTCGCCGTCGGAACCGACCGACATATACCCGCTGGCAGTGTACGGGCTGCACGGCGAGCTGGTGCGTGTCTCCGACATATTGACCGCCGGCAAGGCGACGGAGAAAGGGGTGTCCGTCAGGAGCTATTACAACGGACGGGAGGAAAGCGAGGAGGAGGCGCGGCTGCGAGCCGGGGGGATGTACCACATCATGTGCGCCCTCTGGCTGATCGTGAACACGCGGAACATCAACCGACACACCGACGTGCCGGACGAGAAGCTGAACCGCGCCCGCATCAAGCGCGGTCAGCCGCCGCTGGAGCCGGTGATCAGGGTCGACACCAACGCCTACATCACGGCGCTGCAGGCCACTCAGGAGCTGGAGCGCGAGGCAGCGGCCGCCGGCGACGGCACGAGAACGCACCGCAGCCCGCGCATGCACCTGCGCCGCGCCCACCTGCGCTACTATCATCGCGGCGAGCCCAACCAGCGCATCGTTCCGATCCACGCCATGATCGTGAACGGCCATGCCGACATGACAGCGGCGGCGCGCGACCACTACAAGGTGGTGCAGTCGTGAGCAGGATGAAGATCAACGTGCTGCCGCGACAGGTGTACCGCGACCTCGTGCAGTCTGCCGATCCGCGCATCTCCTGCACCGACACCGCCTTCGCGGCTGCGGCCATCCTGCTGGCTGCGGTCAAGACGAGAAGCACGGACGTCGATGTGATCGCGAAGGAGGTCGGCTATCCGCGCCCGCTCGTGGTTCACTTCGCCCGTAACTTCCAATCGGGCGGCGTTTTCTCCGGCGAGAAGATACGTGTCGACGACTGGACCGACAGCAGCACAGGCCGCATCGCCTTCTGGGCGGACGTTCTGTGTGGCGAGGGCACGCTCGAAAAGACCTACGACAAGCACGACCGCTGTCTCAAGAAGGCGTACTACGGCCGCCGCGCCGAAACCTGATCGACAACCGCTGGAGAAAGGAAACAGCATGAGGACCGAATACGTTGTGACCGACCACGAAGGTGATATTTCGTGGAGCGACAAGACAGAAAAGCCCGAGACGTTCCGTACGTGGAAGGCGGCCACAGCACGCGCAGTCGCGCTCGCCAAGATCATACCGGGCAAGACCATCGGCATTTATGAACTGGTCGGCGAGACGACAGCTGTCATCGACGAGCCGCTGATCGACCGCAAGCACCCCCGCGAACACTACAAATGACCACGCACATCATCTTCGCCATCCTGTGCGGTCTGCGGCGCGCCGCCGACATGCTAGAGCACGAACTCACCGGCGAGGCTCTAAGGCCACTGGAGGCAAGTGGCGATGCTGTAACTCGGAGCTTCACAAGCGCACCTCCGCCGCCGGTCGAGACGGTCGACCTCTTTGCGGCGACGGTGACGAACCACGAGGAGGCGCTGCAGCTCGCGCACCTCCTCAAGGCGAAGTCCAATCTTGCGCGTTGCTACATCGTCCTCCACTCCGCGCAGACCCCCGGGCCCGGGCAGCCGGACGTCGCCGACATGGTTTTCTGGTGCCGGCTGTTCGCCGAGCAGTGGGCGAAGATGGATGGAGCTGACAGCATCCGCGCGAAGCGGCTCCGCGAGATCGCCGACACCCTTGTGCGCCTCTCGCGCTCACAGAAGGAGACGGCGTGATGCCTGCCAACTTCATGTACGGACGCGAGATCGGGGAACAGATCAGTGGGCGCATCTGCTGGTGTTGCCAGCGCGAAGTACTCGACGGTCGCCGCCACGCCGGTTTTTGTTTCGAGTGCTTCGAGCAATGGTACGACGGCAACCTGCCGCATCCAGACAACCTCGATCCGGTGAAAATCGCCAACTACGTCCGCTCCAAGCATCACCTAGCGCCACTGACCGCAGAGCAGGTCGAACGCAACTATCGTAGTGAGTACGGCGATGGCTGACTTCAAGAAGACCGACATAACGGAGCGGCTGCGTGAGAAGATCATCGCCGACGCCTACGAGGACAACCGTATCACGGACTGGCATCTGGCGCAGCGGCTCGTGCTCGACCGTCTGGATGCGCTGATCGAGATCGAACGCCTGCGCGCCGAACTGGCCGAGGCAGAGGAAGGACGATAGCAAAAGGAGCGATGAACATGAGCGACAAGAATGTGTTGAAGGTTACTGTCACCGATACGGCCACCGACAAGGTGCTCACCGAGTACACGGTCACCGGCGACAACTATGTCGTTGTCTGCGGCGTGAACCGTTACGTCGACAAAGTGGTGATGCGTAACACGAGCCATTTCAAGAAGAAGGACATCGTCACGGTCAAAACGAGGGCGTTTTCCGTATGACCAGCGCAGTCCACGACCCGAGAGATCACCCCCGCGAGTTCTGGATGTGGGGCTGCGAGTGCGCCATCGGCACCAAGCTGTACTGGCACATCCACTACAAGGCGTTCCGCTACGGCCAGTGGACGCCCGCCACCCCGTACGCCTGCTCGCCGTGGGTGTGGGCGCTGGAGTTCGCCAACCAGATGAAACAGAGGGTAAGTATCGACGGCGGTCCCCTATATCGGGAGGTGACGATCAGCGGCCCTCATGTAACGTGGGAGGAGTGTGCATGGAAGTACAAGATAGCGCGTGGCAATCGCCAGAGCCAGCAGCCGGGGTACGTCAAATGAACAAGCCGCTGCTTCTTATAGACTTCGACGGCGTCATCTACATCGACGGGCCGCCGACGTCCGACAACAGCCTGAACGGTGACATGGTTCCGGGCGCGCTGGAGTTCATGCGCGGCGCTTTGCTGTACTTCGACATCGCTATCAACAGCCATCGCTCGCTGCAGTACCCCATGGGCGGTGTGACGGCGATGCGCGACTGGTTGCTGACGCAGGCGCTTAGGGTCATGCCCAACGACACGACGTGGCTGCACATGATCCAGTTTCCGCTCGGCCAAGCGTCAGCCGCCGTCCACATCGGCGCTCGGTCGATCACCTACGCCGGCCAATGGCCCACCCACAGCGAGCTGCTGGAGTTCCGTCCGTGGCACGACCTCGCCGGACTGCGCGACGGCAGCACCCGCGCCGTCCATCTCAACATCGGGCCGGCGAAGTACTTCGGGTTGTTGCACAAGCACATCGAGGCGCTGAACGCCCTGATAGAGCTGGCCCCCGACGATCCGACGACCAAGGACGTCCTAGCGGATGCCTTCGCGACGCTGCCGCTCAAGATCGTCGGTGACAGGGTGGAGCTGCTATGACCATCGAGATCGCGCCTTGGATACGGCAGGCCTACGACCTCAAAATGCCGCTCCACAATCGCTCCGGCGAGCGCTGCAGGGTGATCTGCCTCGACCGTCTCAGCGGCCACCAGCGGCCGATTGTGGCCCTCTGCGTGGCCCCCCATACCAGCGACGGCCAGCCGGCCGAGATGGCCCGCTACTACAGGCCGGACGGCCGCGCCTACGACGGCGACGCCGAGAGCCCTCTCGATCTGGTCGAGCCCAAATAGTACCGGAAGGGGACTATCTAGGCATGTTGACAACGGCGCTCCGTGTCTCTATATTGAGACATCATCAATTCATGGAGTGAACGCCATGTCGACCGACCTGAACGACGACCTCTCGGACCTCCTCGGTGGCGCGCCGGTGGCGCAGCCGCAGCAGCGCCAGCTGCCGCAGGACGAGCAGCTCGCCCGCATCCGCGACAGCATCCCGGCGGCCCCGATGGGCCACAAGGAGACCTGCCCGAAGTGCCGTGGCACCGGCCGGTTCACGACCTACAGCGGCCGTACGCTCGGTGAGTGCTTCGCCTGCAAGGGGAAGGGCCATCACGTCTACAAGCAGTCCTACGAGCAGCGCCTCGCGGCGCGCACGAAGGCTGCACAGCGCCGCGCCGCCGACGTACAGTCGAGCTGGGCGGACTTCGTCGCCCGCCGCCCCGAGGTCGCTGCTTGGCTCGACGCCAAGGCCGCCACGTTTGAGTTCGCCCACTCCTTGCGCGAGGCCGCCATCAAGTTCGGCGACCTGACCGCCGGCCAGCTCGCGGCCGCCGAGCGCTGCATGGCGCGCGACGTCGAGCGCGACCAGCAGCGCGCCGCCGCCAAGGCTGCTCAGCAGTCGCGTGCGCAGGAGGCGTCCGTGGCCGTGCCGCAGGCCGCCGCCCTGTTCGCCGTCCTCAACGAGCGCAAGGGCAAGGTGATGATCGCGGGCTTCCAATTTTCACTCGCTCCGTCGCACGGCCGCAACGCCGGCGCGATCTACGTCAAGGATGGCGGTGTCTACGTCGGCAAGATCGTCCCGGGCACGCACGTCTTCTACCCCGGCCACGACTTCGACCCCGCTCGCGGTGAGGCCCTCAAGCAGGCCATCACCGATCCGGCCGGCACCGTGCGTGCCTACGCCGCCGAGACGGCGCGCCGCCTCGCGGAGGCCGCCGCCGAGGGCCGCGAGCTGACGCTGCCTTGCGGCTGCTGCGGCATCATGCTGACCGACCCGGTCTCGGTCGCGCGCGGCATCGGCCCGATCTGCGCCGGCAAGTGGGGCTTCTGATAAGGAGTGAGCTGAGCATGCAAGTACGTTTCCCGCCGCGTGGCGATCTCTGCATCAAGGCGTCGAGGGGCAGTCGGCCCCTGACGCCGATGGAGCACTTCCTGTACTACTACGAACCTCCCGGCTCTAGCCCCGAGAGAACAGCGGCACGGAGAGTGTTCCGCGACGCACTGCGCGCCGCCATCAAGTTTGCTGTCGAGCAGAAGGAGAACACCAATGCCGCGTCGTAAACCGCCGTCGCAACCGAGAGGCCAGAGCGGACTGCTGCACCGCGCCGGGGAGGTGTTGTGGGGCACGAGCTACGTCGTGGCGATGGCTGACTGCATCGGCCGCGACCGCAAGCAGGTTCGCCGCTGGCTCGACGGCCTGTACGTCATCCCCAACGATGTATGGGTAGCGCTCGCCGCCGAGACCGACCGTCGTCGCGCCGATCTCACCGCGCTGCGTAAGACGTTGCCGCTCTAGTCATACCAATTGAACACGCGGTTCTGTTCGCGGGCCCGCATCTGCAGCGATGCCCATATGCGGTCTTCGACCGTGTTGTTGGCGATGGTCTCATACGACAGCGTCTCGGCCGCCTTCTGGCCGTGGCGCGCGAAGCGCAGACCGACCTGTTCAAAATGATCCAAGTTCCACGGCAGGCTGCACCACGCCACGATGTGGCCGCCGTACTGCATGTTGAGCCCATGGCCGGCGGACGCCGGATGCAGGATGATCTGCCGCAGCTTGCCGTCGTTCCATCGACGATAGGCGTCCTCCGCCTGCCGCCGCGAAGTCTTGTCGCCCAGCACCGGCGCGTCAGGGTAGCGCCGGCGCAACTCCGACAGCTGCTCCTTGTAGTCGTATATGATCGCCACAGGGTCGCCCTTCGCGCTGGTGACGACGTCGTCTATGGCGTCGAGGCGGAAGTAGTTCAGCCGCCGACCGACCTGTCGACCGTCTTCGTACGTGTAGTAGAAGCCGGCGGCGAGCTGCTGCAGCTTGTTCTGCACCTGCGCCCTTCCTCCGGGCAGCAGGATGTCGTCGTCGATCTCGACTGTCATGTCGTGATCGAGTTTCTCGTACAGCTCGCGCAGCTCGGTCGGCAGAGTGACGTCGACCTTGATGTGTCTGATCGGCGGCGGTCGCCAGTCCTTGTCGCCGAGGATGAACGTCATCGGCCGTATCGCGTCCATCGTCTTCTGCAGCGTGTCCGGCTTCGGATCGTAGATCGGCACCGGTGCCACGAACGAACGCGGCTCCATGTTCGCCTTGCGCCAGACGTCGAACGAGCGACCGAGGGTTCGCCCCCTGTCGATCACGCGGATCGCGCCGAACAGGTCGGCGACGTCGTGCGGCTGCGGCGATCCGGTGAGACCGCAACGGTGGTGGAAGCCCTGCGTCAGCTTGAGCAGCGGCTTCCAGCGCTTGCCGGTGCCACCCTTGAACTTGCTCAGTTCGTCGATGGCGAGAGCCTCAAAGCCGGCATCGGGCCACGTCGCCAGCAGATCGATCACGTTCTCGTGGTTGGTGACGACGATCTCGGCACCGCTCTCGACTGCGGCGTCGCGTTCCTTGCGGTCACCGGTGGCGACGGCGATTTTCAGGTGCTGCAGATGCGACCACCGCTCCGCCTCCTGCCGCCACACCAGCTCCGCCACGCGCAGCGGCGCGGTGACCAGCACCCTGCGCACCTCGCCGTCGCGCAGCAGCTCGTCGGCGGCGGTGAGGTAGGTGACAGTCTTGCCGCCGCCGGGGCGCGCGAAGATCACGCTCTCGTTGCGCTCGTAGATGTGCGTCGCGCCGCTCTGTTGGTAGTGGCGCATGTCATTCTTGGTCAGCAGCTTCATGCGGTGGTCGCCCGCGCCAACGTGTACAGCCCTGCACAGTTCGCCTTGAAGATGTCGAACGAGTGGATTACCCAGACAAGGAAACCGCGACGGCGCAAATCCTTGTGCCATGCCTCCTGTAGTGGCGTAGGTCTTTCACCCGGCCGCTTGAACTCCACGAACACAACACAGCCACCAGAGGGGGGTAGCAGGATGCGGTCGGTCATGCCCGGGGCCCCGGGTGACACGAACTTGAGCAGCCTGAAGCCCAGTGTTTCGGCGTGTTTCCGGCACTGGGCCTCGGTCTCCCGCTCCAGCTTCTTTTTTGGTTGACGTGGGGGTCGTGATCGCATAGGTGTGTTCACTCCATTCCTCACAGGAGCATACGACGAGATGGCTAAGAAGATCAAGCGGCGTTACCACCCCTCGACGGGGGCGGACCACGTCTACTTCAGCGTCAACGCCCGCAAGTCGACACTGCGGGCCATCGACGCCGCCGTCCGCGCCGCCGGAGTGTCGCGCTCGTACTGGATCGTGCAGCAGCTGGAGCGGCTGCTCAAGATCAAGTAGTTGACGTCTCATCGATCTCCTGCCAAGCATCACACAGGTGAACGACATGCCAATCCAGTCTTCGGTACAGGCCCACGCGACAGTCATGGGCAGCTCGACCGCCGAGCGCGTCATCAACTGCCCCGGATCGGTGGCGCTGTCGGCGCGGTCGCCGAAATTGCCGCCGTCCGAGGCGGCCGAGAAGGGTTCGGCGCAGCATGCGCTGATCGAGCATCTGCTCGCGAACGGTGGCAACTCCGACGACTATGTCGGCACCAAGATCGGAGCCATCGAAATAACGGAGGAGATGGCGGAAGCAGTCGATACTGCGATGGCGAGCGCCGAGCTGCTGCTCAAGGACTATCCGCTCGACCAGTTCATCGAGCACCGCGCCGTCATCATCGAAGACGAGGTATTCGGCACCGGTGACCTGTGGGGTGTGTCGGCAGACGCCAAGAAGGTGATCATCGCGGATCACAAGTTCGGCTACGTCGAAGTAAAGCCCGACAATCATCAGGGCCTGTTCCTCGCCGCCGCCGCCATCGAGGACACCACACCGATCAGCTACGACGATGGCACGAGCACGTCGTTGAAGGAGCTGTACGCCGAAGTCGAGACGTTCCGCATCGCCGTCATCCAGCCGGCATTTGAACCGGCCCACGTCTACAAGGACTACAGACGCGACGAGATCGTGGCGTTCCGCCGCCAGATCGAGATCGCTGTCTCGACGGCGAAAGCGCCGAACGCACCTGTCGTCAAGGGCGACTGGTGCAAGTGGTGTCCGGCGCAGATCGCCTGCCCGCTCTGGCGGCAGGCCGCCGACGACATCGTCGACATCACCAAGCACGGCGAAGAATGGGCGCTGTCGAACCTTGCGAAGGTGCTTGACGCCGGAGAAGCGTTCGTGCCTCTCTACGAGAAGGTGCGCGAGCGCGTGAAGCACGAGCTGGACAACGGCCGCAAGGTTCCCGGCTGGCGGCTCGGCGTCGGCCGCAAAATGTATTTCTGGAAAGAGACGTCAGCCAAGAAGCTACTCGCACTTTTGCGCGGTATCGGGTTCAAGAACGACGACATCGTGAAGCCGATCTCGCCCGCGCAGGCACGCAAGCTGACCACCAAGGACAATCCCGATCTGGAAGACATGATCGGGCAGAAAACGAGCGCACCCTCGCTCGTTCGCGACAGCGACACCACGACCGCGCCCGCCATTCCGGTCGCCGCGTTCAAACGTGCCGCCGTCACGCTCGCCGGCTCACGCCGGCATGGGTAACAGCAACAGGTAACAGGTAACAGGTAACAGCAACAGGAGCTAGGAACTATGAGTACAGGAAGATCACTCGCTGCCTTCAAGTCAGCGGGCCTGCCGGCCGTCGACATGGGACAATTCCGCCAAGCTGCCGTCAACGCACGGCAGACGCTGGCGGCGGCGTCCCAGCAGAACACCCTGCTTCGCATGGGCCGTGACGGCCTGTGGATTTACGGTGTCGACGACGTCGATGTGCAGGACGGCTCGCTGTGGGCGATCAACCCATTCTCGATTGCGATGGGCTTCGTCGCATGGGGAGCGCAAACAGGGCCGGATGGGAAGCCGGGGCCGAACAAGGGCAAGCTGCTCGGTGAGCGCATGGCCTTGATCACCGACCCCCAGCCGGACCTTGCCACGCTGCCGGTCATCCCCGATCTGCCGACGTCATCGGCTGAATGGAAGGCGCAGGCCGCCTTCGACATCCTCTGCCTCAACGGCGAGGATGCGGGCGTTCAGCTCCATTACAAGGTGACATCGGTCGGCGGCGTGCGCGCGGTCGAAGGTCTGCTTGCACAGGTGATCAAGCAGATCGACGCCGGCGGGGATTGCATCCCCGTAGTGCAACTCGCGAGCGACAGCTACGATCACAAGACGTGGGGAAAAATCTACGTACCGGTGTTCGACGTCGTCGAGTGGAAGGCACGCGACGCCACCACGTTGGACAGTGCCGAACCGGGCGACGAGCAGGCCGCCGACGCAGGTGATCCCGATGGCGAGCAGCCGACCGAGCCGCAGCAGGAACCGGGCGAGCCCGAGCAGGGCGAGCCCGATCAGGCTCCCGCTCGTTCGCAGTCCCGCAACGCTCGACGCGCGCCGGTTGCGACCGGGGCGCAGAAGGCAGCACCGACCGGTCGCCGACCCGCAGTCGCGGCCGGCGAGGTCACCGCGAAGACGAAGGCAACGCCTCCGGTCGAACGTGGCGGCCACGTAGTTCGTCGCCGGCGCAAGTAGCGTCGGCTGCGGACCCTGAGACCCCGCCGGCTGCGGCCGGCGGGCTTTCGCCGCCATGAGCGAGTGGGTAGTCCACCTCGACGTCGAGAGCCGCAACGACGGCACCGCCGATCTGCTGGAGGTCGGCGCGCACGTCTACTGGCATCACCCGACGAGCCATATCACCTGCGCCGGCTACGTTGTGCGGAGAGCCGACAAGCCGTTCGATCCCGAGACCGTACGTCCGTGGCGTGTGCTGGCCGACCAGCCGATGCCCGCCGAACTCGCCGACGCTCTCAACGATCCTGACGTCACCATCAAGGCGTGGAACGCGCAGTTCGAGCGTCAGGCGCTCATGTCACATGCGCGCAGCAGCAACGTCATCGCGCTGGACGCCGTATCACGCATCGAGCGCTACCAATGCACGGCTGCGCGGGCGCGGGCGGTGGCGCTGCCCGGTAAGCTGGAGCTGGCGGCGCGCTGTCTCGGCATACCGCAACAGAAAAACATGGACGGCCACCGCCTGATGCTGAAGTGGTGCAAGCCGTTGCGCGACGGCAGCTACGCCGACGATCCCGACGAGTACGAACGACTGGTCGCCTACTGCCTGCAGGACGTGAAGACCGAAGGCGGGATGGACATCGTCCTGCGCGACCTGACGCAGGAGGAGTGGCAGGATTACTGGATCAACGAGCGCATCAACGACAAGGGCATCCCGGTCGATGTCGGTCTGGCGCAGGCCGTTCAGCACTACGCCACCGCCGAGGCGGCGGCGATCAGGAGGGCGCTGGCGAAGGCGACATGCAACGCCGTCCAGACGCCACGCCAGTTCCAGAAAATCAAGGACTGGGTCTGGCCGCGTGTTGACGACAAGGTTCATCAGCTGATGACCGGCTACGAGGACGGCGAGAAGAAGATCAGCCTCGACGCCTATACGCGGGAGATGATCCTCGACGATCCCGACATCAATCGCACGATAGACCCGAAGGTTCTGGAGGTCGTGGAGCTGATCGACGACGCCGGCCGCGCCTCCGTCTCCAAGTTCGAGAAGCTGGTCAGCCGCAGCATCGACGGCCGCGTGCCCGGTTCGTACATCCTGAACGGCGGCGGCCAGACCGGCCGCTACAGCGCCGTCGGCGTGCAGACACACAACCTGTATCGCGAGACGCTGGAGCGCGTCGAGGACGTGGTCGACGCGATCATGCAGCAGGCACCGGTCGAGGAGGTCGTCAAGGCGGCCGGCGTCGACAAGGACGGCAGCCCCTATACGATCCTCGACATCTTGGCGCGCCTGATGCGGTCGAGCATCGTCGCCGAAGACGGCAACCGGCTGGTGTGGGGCGACTACTCGGCGGTGGAAGCGCGAGGACTGCCGTGGCTGGCCGACGATGTAGACGCAGCTCCGTTGCTGCGGCAGTTCGAGCGCAACGAAGACGTTTACCTGACCGACGCCTCCGACATCTTCAACGAACCGATCACCGACAAGAAAGACCCGCGCCGTCAGATCGGCAAGGTCACACGTTTGTCGTTAGGTTTTATGGGTGGCGCTGGCGCATTGATCAAGATGGCGCGCAACTACGAGATCAAACTCGAACGCGACATCGCCGAGTACTACAAGCGCGCCTTCCGCGCCGCCAACCCATGGGTCGAGCGTTTCGGACGGAAGCTGCACAACGCCGCCTGCAACGCCGTCCGCAACCCCGGCACCGTCTACGAAGCCGGTCGCGTCGCCTACCTGCAGCAAGGCGCTACGTTATGGTGTCTGCTGCCCGGTGGCCGGATCATCTGCTACCCCGACGCCCGCGTCACGATGGTCGACGGCCAGTACGGCCCGCAGATGGAATTGTCAGCGATCAAGGGTCAATGGCGGCCCAAGGGCGACGACGCATGGCCGCGCGTCACGCTCTGGATGGGCATTTTGCTGGAGAACTGCACGCAGGGCGTATGTGCTAGCCTGCTACGTTCAGCGATACGGCTGCTGGATGACGCCGGCTGGCCGATCTGCATGCACACCCATGACGAGATCGTGCTGGAGGTGGCGGCCGACGAAGTCGACGACGCGAAGATGGCGTTGAGAGACGCGATGCTCTACCCACATGACTGGTTAGGCGGACTGCCGCTCCACGTCGATGTCGAGGCTGGTATCGTCTACAAGTCCGCGCACAAGACCTAGCGGCTTGCAGTACGATGCACAAGATGTATGATGTTCACTCCCTGATGTGCCGGTGCCGGAATGACAACGGCCCCGCACACGGTGGTGGCGGGGCCGTTGGGCTGCTGTTCGCAGCTCGACCGCCCCGACGACGCAAGGAGTGAACGGTCCGTGAAAGCCGCCGGGGTCGATCTCGACACATTTCTATCTGCAGTCTTCGACGGTGTCAATCCGGCGGAAGAAGCGGTCTGTCTGGCCGACATCCGCCCGGGGCCGCCGACGCCTGACGGCAAACCCGGCCGCGACATCTTCCCCGCCCGTCCGTGGCGGCCCGGGCGCTCGCGCATCCAAGGCTCGACGTACTACTGCATTTCGACTGTGCGGCCGCAGCCGAAGCTGCAGCGCACGTTGGGCGACGTCGTCAAGACCTACGTCGTTGTGCTGGACGACGTCGGCACCAAGATCGACGAGAAGAAGTTCGCCGGCAAGCCGTCGCCGCACTACATCCTCGAAACGAGCCCCGGCAATTTCCAGTGGGGCTACTTCATCGAGCCCAGCGATCCTCTCCGCGCCGCCGGCCTGATCAACGCTCTGGCGGAAGCGAAGGTGAGCCTCATCAAAAAAGGCGACAACCCGAAGGATGACGTCTGGGCCGGCTGGACCGACAGAGGCGCGAAGGGCCAGAACCGCGTCGTGCGCGTGCCGGGATCGATCAACAAGAAGCACGGACAGAAGTTCGCCAGCCGCGTCGTCGAATGGTTCCCGGGTGATCGGCGCTGGTCGCTCGATGCTCTGGCCGCCGAATACGGCGTCACGATCTCGGACGCCGCCGCCAACAGCTCGACCGGTCGCGTCACATGGAAAGGGACGACCACCAACGACCGGGTCTATAACTGGTTGCAGGAGATCGACTACGTCCTCGACGGCCCGAACGCCGACGGCTACGCCAGCATCATCTGCCCATGGGCAGACGAGCACACCGACCCTCGCGAAGACGCTCGCTGGGCGGTCGGCGAAGGCCTGACGGGGGCCTTCAATTGTTTCCATGGTGCCTGCCAGCACCGCCATACACGCGACCTGTTGGAATGGGCCAAGGCCAAGGGCGGCCCCGATTTCAGTGCTGAACAGGCCCGCCATATCGAGCGGCTGGGGCAAAAGCTGCTGGCAAGCCTAGGGCCTGCAGGGCGGCCCCGGGGGCGATCCCGGGGGGCCGGCCGGAAGGCCCCGCCCCAGCCCGCCGGAGGGCCTCCTGACGCTGGCGCGGCAGCGGCCGGCACCGAGGCCGCGCCCGACGTAACATCGCTCCTGACCGAGATACTGGACGGTCTGCCGATAGTACAGAGATCGCAACTACCTTCGGTCGAGCGCACCGCCGGCGGCGGCATCAAGATCGAGCAGAAGCCGACGGCCGAGAACGTCGGCTTCGTGGCGGCCGCTGCCGGCTTCGTGATCCGCAAGAACGAGCTGTCGGGCGAGGTCGAGATCACACACGATGCCGCCCAGCTCGACGTGTTCACGTCGCCGGCCGACCGTCAGCGCATCGTGCGCGAGCTGCTGGTGTCAGCATGTCAGAGGAGCGGTATCAACGTCAGGGGCACGCTGCAGTCTTCTCTTGAGGCGCTCGCCGCCGGCAACGGCTATCACCCCATCGTCGACTGGGCGACGTCGGCCAAGTGGGACGGCAAGGACAGGATCGCCACCCTCGCACGAACGCTGACGACCAAGGACGAGCCGTGGCGCGACACCGCCGTCCGTCGCTGGCTGCTGCAAGTCGCGGCCGCCTGCACGAACTGGCAGCGACCTGTGCCGGTGGCGATCCCCTATGTGCTGACGCTGGTCGGCCCGCAGGGCATCGGCAAGACGTCATGGTTCCGCTCCCTGCTGCCACGCGACGGCGTGCAGACCGAGGCGGCGCTCCATCTCGACAGCATGCGCGCCGACGACCAGAAGCGAAAGGTGTTGTCGTCGCCCATCGTCGAGCTGGGCGAGCTGGAGACGACGTTCGGCCGATCAGAGATGGGAGCACTGAAGGCGTTCTTGTCGAACACCGTCGACCGCTACCGCCTGCCCTACGACCGTGATGTCACTATACGTGTTCGTTGCACGGCGTTCGGTGCGTCGGTGAACGAAACCGAGTTCCTGTTGGACCCGACCGGAGCGCGGCGCTTCTGGCCGGTCGAGGTCACGCACTGCAACTGGCAGCACGGCCTCGATCTGCAGCAGCTGTGGGCACAGGTGTTCGAGCTGCTGGCCGCAGGCGAGCGCTGGGTGCCCGATGAGGAGGAGGCGAAGCTGCATGTGGTCGCCGCCGAGCGGCATCGTCACATCACCTACGCCGAGAGCCTGCTCGACGAGCTGGTGCTGCGGAAGCGGCAGATCGAGGACGATGAGTGGACATTCGCCTCCGCCGCCGAGGTCGGCAAGTACTACCGCCTCGACAGCAGCACGGCGAACTGGCGCGCCGTCGGTCGCGCTCTGCGCAAACTGTTCGGCGATCCGGCATCATCGAACGGCAAGCGCGGATGGCGTGTGCCGATCCGCAAGCATGAGTTCTCGCAGGGCTACATCGCTTTCACCGGCGCACCCAAGCTGCAGGTCGTGAAATGAAACCTCACTACGACGACATCGTGAAGGCCGCCAAGACGCCGCCGCTCTGGTGGGACGAGAACGGCACCCCGCGCTTCGCGGAGTTCGAGCCGACGATGTGCGCCAACGTCTACGCCAAGCAGGCAATGTTGATGCAGGTCGTCTGCCCTCGCTGCCGCGCGACATGCGACGTGGTGGTGTCCTGCGAACAGACCGATCTCGACATCCAGTCTGACCTCGCGGCCCGCGATGTCGGCGGCCTGTACGGACTGCTACCACATTTCGGCCACTGCCCATATCCGTACCGTCCTGAGCTGATCGCCGTCCGCTCGATCTGGCGGCGCATCGACACGATGGTGTGGCGGCGGCTCTATCCGAGGGAGAAGTGAAGATGCTGGACATACTGGAGTTCACCGCGATGTGCATCGCAGCACGCAACCTGATCAATATATTCGGACGGAAGGAAGCGACCAGCGAGTACAGTAAACAGCCATATAGCACCTTTGGCTTGTCGGTGGGGGCGCAAGCGGCCACTCCAGAAATCCCGAGCGAGCTGGCGGACGCCATGCTAGAGGACAGCATCAAGGGCGCGCTGGCTGAGTGGTTCGACTGGATGAACAAGCGCAAACCGAACGCAGTCGCCATCGTGTGGCGCGTGTTGCCTACCGTGACGACGTACAGCGACGACGGGCCGCCTCACACAGCCATCCTTCGTTTCAGGGCCCATCTGTTGACGCAGGCCGAGGTCGACGCCGGGCCGACCGAGGCGAAACCCGCTGAAAACCCCCAGACGGGGCCGCTTGACAGCAAGAAGTGAACTTACCATAATGGTGGAACCTGCCAATTCCGGCAGGATGAAGGAGTGAACAATGCCTTTCGACAATCCCGCCATCGGCATGACCAACGAGCAGATCATGAAGGTCGCGCCGTCGGTCTTCGCCACGGGCCCCGCGCCCGACGTGTCGGAGAAGTACAGCTACCTGCCGACCTACACCGTGCTCGACCAGCTCCGCTCCGGCGGCATGGTCGTCGCCTCCGCCCGACAGGGCTTCGTCAAGGCGGTCAGCGGCCGCGCCTACGCGATCCACGAGCTGCGCTTCCAGAAGGCCGGCAGCGACATCGCCAACCGGACGAAGGAGCTGGGCATGCTGACGCCCGAGCTGATCCTCCGCAACAGCCACAACCGTACGTCGGGCTTCGGCCTGCAGTCAGGCTTCCGCCGCCTGATCTGCATGAACGGCGCGACCGTGGTCGACGCCAGCCTCGGCGTCCGGCTGCGGCACTACAGGTGCGACCCCAGCCGCGCGACCGACGCCGCGTTCGAGATCATCGAGAACTTCGGCCGCGTCGTCGACAAGGCCGCGTCGTGGCAGAAGGTCATGCTGACCGGCGACCAGCGCGTGGCGCTGGCGCGGAAGGCCGTCGAGATCAGGGGCACCTCGCTCGCCATCGAACCCGGCGAGATGCTGGCGGCCCGTCGTTCGATGGACGAGCGCGACGACCTGTGGTCGACGTTCAACGTCCTGCAGGAGAACCTGACCAACGGCGGCACCGAGGGCCGCAACGCCAAGAACGGCGTCCGTCGCCTGCGGGGGATCAAGTCCCTCGCCGTCGATGCGGACATGAACCGCAAGCTGTGGACGGCCGCTGCGGAGTTCGCTACCGCCGTCGCCTGATCGTCAACGAGATGCCCCCGGCGCGCTCCGCAAGAGAGCATTATGCGCCGGGGCTACCGGGGATCGCCGGCAGGGATGTAGCCCTCTCTGCCGGCGATTTGCGTTTGTCCCATAGATGTGCTATTATGGTCGCGTTGCAACATGGAGTGAACATCATGCAACCCGATGATCTGGCAATTCCCGCGTTTCTCCGTCGCCCGTCCGACGGCAAGAAGTTTCGCGCCCCGCGCTGGCGCAAGCTGGTCGCTTCCCGGCCGGAGGGCGAGCGGTGGGCCACCGCCAGCCGGTGGGAGGTCTTCATCGACAACGACGTTCCCAAGCTGGCGGTCGGCCAGCGCCTCGTGTGGGTGGTCGAGGGTCGCAAGTGGGCGCGGTTGCACGACAGCGAGCAGCAGGTCAAGATCGGGATGCGCGACTGGCTGCGCATCAAGGCCGACGCCCGACAGGTGCAGGCATGAGTGACCCCGTCACCTACGCCGACGTCAACGCGGCGTGGTCACCAGTACTGCCGCTGCCGCCGATCACCGGCAAGGAGACGGCGCGGATATTCCGTAAAGTTCTGCGCGGGTTCAGTTGGCCTCGCGGCGAACGTCTTCCCTTGTGGGCGCGCCGAGCAGTGAGAACGTGGGCCGCGCCCAGAGGCACTGATGGTCCGCTCGGCCCCGGGCTGCCACGGATGATCCACGATGCCTCGCATCTGGTCTTCAAGAAGTTGCATCCGACGTTCAGGCTCCACAGCGTTGCGCACGCCAAGCTGGAGCTGAAGATGATCCAGCATGTGCTGGCGAAAGGCTGGCATGTGCCGAAGCCCAAGAAGCCGTCGCCTACGACGGACGAGCGGCGGGCCACCCGACTGGCGTCGCTTCAGGGGCGGCGCAAGCGCTGGCTGTCGAAGCAGAAGCGGGCGACGACGGCGTTGCGCAAGCTGGATCGGGCGATCAGGCGGCTCGCCGTCTAGTCGAACCACTCCACCAGCCGGCGCTGGCGCGCCGCGCACTCCCTGAACTTCACGGCGAGGTCGACAAAGGCCTCGCCGTTTTCATTCAACGTCTTGGCCGGATCGGGCCGTACAGGCTCATCGCACAGGAGGAGCAGGCTTGCGTCCGGCCGGACCTTGGTCGCGACCGGCACCTCCGTCGAGAACCCGAGACACGCCGTCGATAGTGGCGCGATACACAGGATCGGTAACACACGGCCCACCGCTCGACTGAACATAGCGTATCTCCGTCTTGGTGGCGACGCCGAGCGCGCCGATGGTCTTCACTTCTTCCGTCAACTGGTTGAGTTGCTCGCGGGATTTCTCGGCGGCCTCCCGCGTGATCCGCAGTGTCTCTCGCGCCAAGCCCTCCTTGAAGGTGGAGAAGGCCAGCTGCTCCTCGTGCAGGTCGTCCTGCGCCCACGACAGCCGCAGCGTCTGCACCCCGAGAGCGAGGGCGAGCGCCGCCAGCCCGATCAGCGGCAGAGGGATGCCGAACATCAGCGGACCATCGCTATGATCGCCACGACAGCGGCGGCGAAGATGACGACCGCCGCCACGGTGTGGTTCTCGACCCACATCGTCGCCTCTTCAATGGCGTCCACGATCCAGTAGCCGATTGCCTTCATCATGTGATCCTCGGCTCGAAAGCCGCTCCCCTGAACTGCTCACGCTCGCCGTTGCGGCGGCTGGTGATCTCGGGTGGGATATGCCAGCGGTCAAACTGCGCCGCCGCTCCGGCCATGTCGCCGTCATTGATGCGCTTCAGCATCGTCGAGGTCAAGAAGGCGTTGACGCCCACGTTGAACGCGAAGCTGACGAGGGCATCGAAGGCGTGCTGCGGTATGGGAACCTTCACCCCTTTGTCGACGGCCTGCTCGAACCTGTCGAGGTTGCGCCGCAGGTCATCTTCTGCCTTCTGCTGCGTGATCGGCGGGCCGTTAGGCACGACGCCGACTGTGTTGCCATAGCCGTCTGTCCATATCCCAACGGTGTCGCGGTACGGCTTCAGCCGGCAGCCCTCGCGGCCGATCAGGAGCTGCAGCCCCTGATCGCTCGTCTTCACCGGAACACCGCATAGCCGATGACGATGATGGCGAAGACCAGCCATCCCTTCTCGCCGCAGCGGTCCTTGGTGACGGCGCGCACGAACATCGCCATGCCGACGATGGTGACGGCGCGGCACGCGGCCACCGCCTGAACGGCCCAGTCCGGCCATGCGTTCATGCCGACGAACTCAGGCACCGTCTCGCGCACAAGCGAAGCCGTAACCATCACCATGATCGCCGCCAGCACCTCCTTCCGCTGCGAGCGCGGCCAGTGCCACACGCTGACAGCCAGCATCAGGAGGCAGGCCGCGAACATGGCCCGCACGAAATCGAGAGGTGTCATTGCTTGCTCCTGTAGGCTTCGACGAGAGACGCCGTCGCTTCCTCGACCGGCGGTATGTGGGCTCCGATCTTGCCTGCCTTCTTGCAATCTCGGAAAACCTGTTCGGTCACGATGGTCAGCGACAGCGTCAGAAGGTAGATGCCGATGCAGCCTAGGACGTTGAATTGAGGAGTGAACACCAGACAGAGAGCACCCATGATCGCGAACATGCGACCCCAGCGGCCGAGCCGCGTCTTCGGGGCGGCGAGCTGGAACAGCCGCATCAGGAGGAACGTACCTATGCCAACGAGCGGTCCCCAATACCACCAGCCTAGGCCGTTGATGAAGTCCCACAGGAATTGGTTCATGGCGGCGGCTCTTTGCTCTCAGGTAGAACTTTGTCGATCAGCGTGTTGCCGATGCGGGGCGCGCGGCGAATGATGGCATCGCGCAGCGTGAGGAGAAGCTGGAACAGCGCCAGATGTCCGACGCCGCACAGCAAGCCCAGCAGCAGCGCGAACGGGCCGGCGTAGCCGAACTTGTCGGCGACAGGATAGAGCGCGACGGTGACGACCGAACTCGACGCTATGCCGAGGAACACCGAGCTGCCTCGAACGCCGTCGCGGATCGCCACCACGGCCGCCGTCAGGCCGGCGACGAACACAGCCGTCAGCAACCAGTCCAGATGCGCGGTTATCCATGGGAGCATGTCGTCACGGCGCAACCATCGGGCCGATCCCGGCCGCCGTCGTCGGTCGGCGGGCGTACTGAGCCGCGAGCCAGTCGTAAACATCGCCGCCTATGTTGCTGAAGCGATAGCCAAGCATACCCGGGGAAGCGTCAGCCGCCATCTGACTGAACATGCCGCGACCTGTCATCGGGTTCAGTACCGACAGGGGCGCGTCAACAACACGATCCAGCGCGCCATGCGCTCTGGTACCGACGTCGCCCGGTGTCGAGATAAACCCATGTGTTGCCTCAAGCGGCAACATCGCCGGCATCAGCACTCCACCACGACCGGCTCTGAGAGCCCACGCCGGCAATCTGTACATCATCAGCGGCAGCGTGGTCATCAATCCGACGGCGTTGGCGGCTGCGGAGCCGTACGGCCCGAGCCGCTCTTGCGCCCTCTCGGTGCGCCGCACGTTTTCGGCATGAGCAGACGTAAAGTCGGTGCCGTCGGCATAGCTGCTCAGCATTCCGAGCAGGTTGTCTTGCAGGCCCAGCGTCGCCTGATCCGACGCCACTCGGGCAAAGTCGGCCACCGGTCGCAGGAACTTGGGTATGCTGTTCTCCAGCTCGCGCGTGCTGTTCGCCAGCCGCCCCGGCGGGCCCACTCCGTACTTGGTGTACAAGTCCTGCAGAGCGCCACGCTCTATGTCACGTATCTGCTTGTCGGTCGCGCCAAGGCGAGCGTATTTCTGGGCGTGATCGCCGGCGAAGCGTTGTATGCGACGCTCCGTGAGGTAGTCATTCAGGCTGGTCTGCGGAGCGCTGTAGTTCGACGGAGGAGCAGACTTCCACGGCTGTCCGCGCACTGTCAGCATACCGTCGAGCGGCGATCTCGTGATGTCGTCGTACGATCTACCCGCGACGTTGTCGCTGGCGTCGAGGAACATGCTGCCGGTGCGCATCATCGATTGAACCTCGGCCCGAACAGCTGCAGCAGCTTGCGGCCGTCGATGCCGCGCAGGAACGGGTTCGCATCCACGAACGACTGCGGCACCAGCGCCTGCACTTGGGTGTCGGGCGCACGCAGGACGGCGGACGCCCAGCCCGGGCCGAGGAGATGCGCGAGGTACAGCTCGGTGTGCGTCGGCATGCGGCCGAGGTCTTTCTGCAGCAGGCCGGCGTTCTGCTTGGTCAGGTACTGGACGGCGCGCCACTGTTGGCCGCGATCCGTGCGGCCGTCTTCGGTCAGCTCAAGCTGCGGAGCCTGCCTCATGATGCTGCGCCACGTCGGCATGATGAACTGGAAGCGGCCGGTCGCCCCCGATTTCTCGTTCACGGCCGTGTCGTTGTCGGCGCTCTCGGCGCGGCTCAGGTTGGTGTAGTAGCTGGCGGGGTCGTAGAAGCTGCTGTCCTCCGTCGTCACCTTGCTGGGATCGAAGGCAAGCGGCACCTTGTCGGTGTCGAGGCTGCTGTTGGGAGGCGGCCCGGGCGGAGCGTAGCTGGTGTAGTTCTCCAGCATGCCGGGTTGCAGCTGCGGCTGCCGTGGCATCGACTGCAGGATCGACCGCAGCCGGTCGGCGGCATTCCTCTGGATGCGCTGCTCCGCCTCCTTACGCTGGGCTTGCAGCAGGCCGAGCATGCCGCCGTAGGGGTTGGCCCCAGCGCCGCTCAGCGGCTGCATGCCGGGGAGATTGGACAGGCTCAGGCCGCCGCCGCCCAGCATGCCGCTGAAATCGTAGGGATTAACGGCGGGCATCTTCGCCCGCCTGACTGACCGCCTCGGAGTTCGCGAGGATGATGTAGGGCTTGATCTTGTTCGACAGCAGCCTGCGCGAGGCGGCGTCGAGCGACGCCGACGACATGCCGCGCTCGAACAGATCGCGATTGAAGATCATCTCACGCAGCGCCGCCTCTTTCGCGGCAGTGCGAAGTTCCATAAGACGTTTGGTTATCCCTGTCGCTGTAGCGCCGACTACCGCACCGGTGAAGGTTCCGCCTCCGGGGACGCTCGACCCCAGAGTGGCACCGACAAGCGCACCGCCCGCCACCGACGGCAGATCACTGCGCAGGCTCTGGATGAGACGATGGCCGACGCTGAGATCGCGGACGTCCGGTGTGGTGACATCTTCCGGCGTGTGCGAGCCGACGCCGGCGCGTGCGCGATCACGCGCTGACTCCATGGTGTACGCCTTGTCGAGTTGGCGCAGACGATCCCGCACGCCCGGCGGCAACAGTACCTCCGCGAGATCGCTCTCCTCGTCGAGGATTTTGGCGAAGGAGTTGCCCGCCGGCTTGGAGCGGGCCCTGTCGGCACCTCCGAGAACGCGCCTGACGATGTCGTCATAGTAGGCACGCGCCATACCCTCGCGGCCTTCCTTCGACTGTATGAGGCCCATCGTTTCGCCCGCCATCTTGGCGCGCTCGGAACCTTTCAGGCCGACCAGACGCCGTATCACATCCGATGGTTCGGCGTTGAGATAGAACCGTGCCGCGCTCGACATGATCGCGTCCTCGGTGTTGATGATGCCCTCCTTCGCCAGCGCCCGCAGACCCGGCGACTTTTCTTTCGCTATACGGAGGAAGTCATCGGCACTACGCTGAGCGCTGGCGATACGCTCGAACTCCTTCTGCAGCTCAGGAAACGGCTTGAGGGCGGGGCCGTACTTGTCGTTCCACTCCTTGAGCCTCGAACCGATCACCTTGCCGTTGACGTCAAGCACAGAGGACGCCATGTCGGCGCGTATGTATTGAACGAAGGCGGAGTACAGCTCAGGGTCGGCACGGATTTGCGGCACCATGGGGGAGATGACATCGCCGCCCTTGATGCCGGGTACGAATACTGCGGGCCCAGCGCCAGTCATATCTCCAGACTGCAGTACAGGCCCCAATGCGCTGTTCCTGAACGGCTCCGCGATATTTTCCCTGAAGTAAGTACGCGCCTTCGCATATCGCTCAGCCAGACCGGGCAAAGTACTGCGCTCTACAGCGTCGTCGACACCTTTGAGCAACGTCGACAGATACTCCCTAGTCGTCGGATGCTGCGTCTCCCGCAGTTCATCGGTGATGCGTTCACGCAGGCCCTTGATGCGCTCGTAGGGCACGTTGGCTAGGAATTGCGGATTTCTCTCGGCTGTCTGCCAGTTGTGCAAATAGTCGTCGATCTTATCGAGAACGACGTCCTTCGGCGGCCGCATGATATTCGGCAGCCGATCCAATCGCCCGCGTCGGAACGCCGCCTCGTACACGGCATCAAGCGCGTCGCGAATGCTGTAGAGTTCCACCTTGGCGTCCAGCGCAGGATCGGCGGCGTCGAACAGCTCACCTGCGTGGACTTTGTTGACATCCTCGCGTGCATCGAAACGCCGATACAGGTTAGACGAGGCATCACTCTTAGCCTGAGTACGACCGCCGACCGGTGTCGGTGGCATGTCGGCCGAGACCACCTGTTGCGCCTTGCGGGCATTTTCTTCAAGCAGATCGGCCTGCGCCATGAGGCCTTGGCTGACGCGCTCGCTGGCAGCACGCTGTTGCGCTATCGTGCCTTGCACACCCTCGACTGCGGTCTTCGCGGCCGCGCCGTCAGGCATGTCCACAGGATGCCGCATGCTGTCGTCGAGCGCGGTGTCGTTGCGCAGCCGTAGCTCAGCCGGCGTGAGGCGGGAGCCCGGATTGAGCGGGTCTTGGATGGGCGTCGCCTTGTTGGCCTGCTGGCGCTCGATGCCCAACAGCGGTACGTCGTCCATGATCGCTCCGGGGGAGGGAGCGTACCCCGGTATCTTGGGCGCTGATTTCTCTGCTTCGGTGTACTTGTCGAGCAGATGACGAGGATGCCTGCCGAGCAACGCCGCCAGCCGCGTACCGGTCTCGGCGTAAGTCTCGCTCTTGAACAGGTCGAAGGGGTTCACTTTCGAGAACATCTCGGCGACGCGGGCAGGCATGCGCATCAGTGGCAACAGGCTGCCGACGCCCATCGCACCAGCTTCGGCGGTGTCTCGATACTCCTTCGGCGCGATATTGTACGCCGTCGATCCGGCGAAGCCGCCGACGGCCGGTGGTACCACATACGTGCGATAGGGGCCCATCGCCTCTATCTCCGGCAGCGTTGTCGCTACGGCCCTGTTGGTCACGGGCGACAGGCTTTTCACGGCGGGCACCGCCGGCGTGAACGCTCGCGACAGCCAGCCACCGAGAAGTATCTGCGACCCCAGCTCGGAGGTGTTGTGCAGGCCACGCGCAGCCCAACCTTCAGGACGCCACTCGGGGTTCTCCGGCATCACTCCGTATTCGCGCATCAACCCCATGAGCGGATTGTGCTCTGGCCCGACCTGCGCCAGAAGCTTGTCACCCCATCCGCCCACGCTGTCGATGAAGTCGGGCTCACGTCGCGGCACGGGACGGCCGAAGATGACGTCCTGCCCATCTGACATGAACCGGGCGGCGTTCCGCGTCCACTGCGGTAGCTTGAGCACCAGACCCGGGACCGCCGAGAACAGGTCGTAGAGCGACCCGACGCCGTGTCCAATCGGGCTCATAATCTGCTGAAAGGACGTCGGCGGCGGATACTGCTTCTTGCCTTTCGGAGCTTCCACCTCCGCCGGCGCAGGGCCCGCTATCTCGTTGAGTAGCTGCCACGGATCGACTTTAGTTGTCGTCTTGTTGGCGGGCGGCGGTGCCGGCTTCGGCACGACAGACACAGCAGGAGGAGCCTTCTGCTGCGTAGGCGCAGGCGATATTCGTTCGCCGGCCCCCACGCTGTCGAGGATTTCCTGCGGGTTCATATCACTTCAACGTCTTCCAAGCCTCGATAGCCTGCTTCAGCAGCTCATCTCCGCCGAGGTTCGGATTGCGATCCTTGTAGCCGTTGTAGAACTCCCACAGCGTGACGCGCTTGCCGTTGGTGGCGGTGCGCGACAGATCGAAACGGTCGTTGTCGCCGAGATAGTTGCGGATGCCTGATGCACTGTTGCGTCGACCGGCGACATACTTGTCCGCCAGCTCGGCGCGGTACATGGCACCGAGTTGCTGCGACTTCATCCAGTTGAACATCACGATGTTCAGTTCTTCCGGGTTGGTGATGTTCGCGATCACGTTCGCCATGCGCTGTGCGTCGCCTTCAGTCTGCACACCCTTCTGTTGTTGCTGCATATCGAGCACGAAGCCCTGCAGAACGGCCTTCATCTTGCCGACGTCGGTGGCGGCGTTCTGTATCTGCTGACCCCACTTGCCGCCGAGCCCAAACGCCTCCGCTATTCGCGCTGCGGTGACGGCGATGGGAGCCAGCAGGCCGGGAACCTGCGTACCCGGCGGCGGCTGGGCGAAGTTCAGCGCCGACAGGTTATTCTGCGCCGCCTGTCCTGCGCTCGACACGGCGGCGTAGTATTCGCGCTCCTCCTTCTTCTCCATCTCGATGCGTTCAGGCAGCTTGTACATCTCCTTCGCATCTTCGTCGGTGAAGGTCTTGTTGGCATGCGTGCCGCCCGGGGCCTGCGTCGGCCACACGCCATAGGCCTGCTTGAACAGCTTGGCGTACTCCGCCTCCTGCAGCTGCCGCATGACCTCTGTATCGTCGGCGTTGTACATGACGCCGGCTTTCTGCGCCGCCTGCATCTGCGCCTTCGCGTTGGCGGCGGCGATCTTGCGCAGCTCGGCATCCTGCTTCATCACCAGCTTCATGCCGCTCGACTGCGCGTTCAGCACGCCGCGCTCGACTGCCGACCGCTGGGCGAGCAGGGTGTTGCCGCGCTGGGCGATCTGCGCCGCCTCGTCCTTGTCGATGCCTTCGCCCATCGTGATCGGCAGGCTCTTGAGGTTGGTCGTCCGCAGGATGTTCTGATCCTCGCTCGTGCGGTCGGCCTGCAGCGTCGGCACCGCAGCGCCGAGTGCGTTGCCGATGCTCTCGCCGAAGCTGCCGGTGCGCGTCGGAGCCAGCATGCCGGCGGCGGCGGACATCATCGGCAGATTGACGCGCCCCGTCCGTGTCGCGACCAGCGCCCTCGTCGCCTCATCGACGATGCGCGACATGTCGGCCACCTTGGCGCGACGGCGCTGCAGGACGTCGTTGTACTCGGTGTCGGCCGCCTTCTGACGGTCTCGCAGCTCCGTCAGGTAGCCTTGGGCCGCAGACGGGTCGTACACCGGGTTGCCGAGGCCCAGCACACCTCCGAGGATGTTGAGATCGCTGCTCATGATGCCGCCAGCATGCCGAGGAGAGGACCGTCAGTGGGCAGCGGCGGGCGGCGCATCGGGCGCGGCATCGCCGGCGCTGCACCGCTGCGCGACAGCCAGCCGCCGCGAGCGAAACGAACGGGGCCGCCGCTCTGCCGCGTGATGTATATCAGCGGACTGACGCGAGGCACCGTAGGATCGTCTGCCGCTCCGTAGTAGTCCCAGTCGCCCGGGGGGCCTCGCCAGTTCTTCTCACGATGCGTCGGCTGCACGATCCAGTTGTTGGGCTCACGCGCCTTCAGACGGGTCAGCTCGCCGTAGCGGGCCCGCAGGCGCTGTCTGGCGAGATCGTCGTCGGCCTCTCCCTCGACGTGGCCGCCGTCGCGGTACGTCTGGATGCGACCGCCTTCCGCCTTGTTGTTGAACAGGCTGGCGAGGCCGAGGCCGGCACCGAGCAGCTGGGCGAACGGCGCTGCCTGATAGGTGGTGGCGGGACCAGTCGTCTGCTGCACCTGTCCTGCCGGGGTCTGCAGTCCACGGATCATGTTGTTCATGAAGGTGGTCTGCGTCTTGGGGTACTCGCGCTGTTCGAGGAAGTTGTTGTACATCATGTCGAGCAGCTGCTGCTCGCGACCCATCTGCTGGTTGCCGATGCCCTCGAACACGCCGGCACCGGTGATACCCGCCCGCTGCGTCTGGTTGGCGATGGCCGCCATATCCTGTCCGAGCGTGCCGGCGGTGGTGCGGTCGACGTTGGCGAGGTTGCCGCGCAGGGACGCCAGCGACGTCTCGGAGCTGCGGTCGGCGTTGGCGAGGTTGCCGGCGGTCGATGCACCCTGCAGCGAGCGGCTGGCGTCGGCACCGAACTGCTGCGCCCCCGTGTTGTAGGCACCGGAGTACAGGCTCGACAGAGCGCCGAGCAGGCTGTCGCCCTGATCGCGGACGGCGCGGTTGGTGAAGTCGCCGTGCCGCGTCGATCCGAGCATGCCCTGACGGACGAAGTTGTCGTTGATGTTCGGCAGCACGTTCTCGAACAGGTTGCGATTGCTGAGTTCGGTGATCCTGTTCGCCACCTGATCGGTGAACGGGTTCATGTAGTCCGAGACCCTGTCGGGCCACTCCTGCATGCCCCTCGTGAGCCCCGGCTGGGCGCTGTTCAACGCCCTCGGCAGGCCAGTGACGGCGTCGATGGACGGCTGCGCCGCCTCCGACGCAGTCGGGCCGCTGGCGGCACCCATGGTGATGTCCGACGCCGCGTTCATGCCCGGTTGCCAGCTGTTGGCGGCCGTCCGGCCCATGCCCCATCCGGTCTGGGTGTCGCCGGTGAAAGGAGCGAAGCGCGCCTCGCGCAGCGCATCGTAGGCCGCAGGCGCTGGTGCAGTGAACTTCTGGTACGGCTCGGCCGCCACCACGTTGGCCTTGCCGAGCAGGCCCTGCTGGTAGGCCTCGAACCAAGGCGGCAGCGACGGCGTCGTCGAGTTGTACGTCGTGACGCTGGGCGGCGGCGAGCCCGAGAACAGGAAGTCGGTCAGGCTCATGCGCCGCTCCTCATGTAGCGCTCGACCGGCTTGGCGTCGGGAGAGAACTTGCCCTTCGCCAGAGCTGCACCCTTGTGTTTGCGGATGTTCTTGCGGAACTGGTCGAGCAGCTTCGCGCCTGCGTCGGGCGAGCCGTTGCCCAGCATCGCCACCGTCTCGGCGTCGATCACGTACTCGTTGTTGGACAACCGAGCAGGGATCGTGTCGGCGCGGCCATCGCCTGCGCCGCCCTGCATGTACGGGTCGGACAACATACCGCCGCGCGCCGCAGCGGTTATCGGCACGTCGGGCAGTCGGTTGTCCTCAAAGAATGACGTCTCGCCTGCCATCTGCGGCTCGTTTCTGTCGGCCGCCGGGTTGCGACGACGGTTCAGGCTGGCGGTGGGGAACTTGTAGTTGGCCCACGACGCCGGTCTCTGTGGCGGCGCTACCGTGGGCGATGTGCCGGATGTGCGACTGTTGCCGGCGCTCAGCATTCCGACGGCGGCGAGGGCGGCCGGTATCGCCCACTTGTTGTTGGCGAGCCAGCCGGGTGATGCAGCAGCAGCTCCTTTGTCCCCAGCAGCCTTGGCGACAGTGCCGGCGACCGCGTCAGCGCCTGAGCCGGATATGTTCGGGTTGGTGCTGTTACCGACCACGGTCTCTGGGACGGCGGTCCCGAACAGGCCGGCGACGTTGAACGGGCTCTCGTAGCCGCTGAAGCCGAGCATGCGGGCGGCGGTGGGCGTGACGCCGCCGAGTGCTCCGCCTTTCAGTGTGTCGCCGAGCGGATCACGGAAGCTGTTCAGCGCATTCGAGGTCAGTGCGCCAAGCCCAGCTCCGACGAGGCTCTGGCCCCATCCACCGAGGGCGTCACCACCCAGATCGAGCCACTCGGTGACCGGCGCGGCTCCGATGGCCGACGCGGCGACGGGTGCGATCCACGAGAACAGTTCGCCGAGGAAGAACTCGGGGAGGCCGGTGTCGGGGTTCTTGGTCGGAGGGCCCCACGCACGCGACAGCATGCCGAGTTCGCGCTTGTTCAAGTGAACAAGTTCTGTGTCGCCGAAGCGACCTGCGTTTCTGACATTTCGTGCGGCGCGACGAAGCATCATGATCCCCGTAGCAATGGGGCCGGCACAGCGATGCCCGGTCAGCCGCCTGATCCGGTCATACTACCAGCACCCGTTAGTAGGCGTCCAGAGCCCCCGTGAGGGCTTCCGCCCATGACTGCCAGTCCTTGTAATCCGTGGTCCGGGGCACCGTATAAGCCACCAGCGACGGCACTATAGCGATCTCGTTGCCCCACACCCCCCACAGCTCCTCATCCGGCGGCTGCGGCAGGTACAGGGACGGATTGTATCCGACGAAGGCGGCAGCCCACTCGGACCACTTCATATTCTGCGTCTGAGGCACGAATACAGCCATCGCTACGTCTGGCGGCGGTTGTCGCCGTCCTCGACATGGGCGAGAATGTTGCCGGCCTCGAAATCTCCTCCGGCGACGTTGCTCTCGAACTCGAACTGGATGAGCCGCTGGGTCACCGTGAGCCCCGGCGTCTTGTCGGCCGACCCAGCGGTGCCGGTGTTGGGGTCCGGTATCGTCACGTCGTCGCCGATCTGCGGAGGCGACTTCACGGTGGCGTTGGCGGCACCGTACACCCGCATGGTCAGGTCGCCGGTCTGGGTGAAATCGGGCTCGACGACGGACACTGACAGCGCACGATCCTGACCGGGGGCGTTGGCCGACGGCGCGATCAGTGATTTCTGGTTGGTGCGGAAACGCGACCTGACCGCCAGCGTCGTGGGCACGAGGCCGGACACTTCATCTACGCCGTACTCGTGTTGCCACAGCGACACGAGGCTGCTGGTGTTCAGTCCGGCGTCGACCATGAGTGGATATGGGAACACTTGCTCGTAGAAGCCGCACGAGCGGCCGTTACCCGGAAGGGATGTGTCGTACCAGTAGTTTTCGCCGTAGTTGTAGACGAGGGCATGGTTGCACTCAGTCGACTGCAGCGTCGGGAAACACCACCAGATTTCATCCCACGACGGTATCTTGAGACCGAAAATCTTGGGCAAGTACGATGTGTTGACGTTGTTATAGAACCACGCATGGTTGAAGGTGTTGGGGATGTCCTTCATCACGCCGTTGAACATCACGAAGCCCGAGACGGACGGCCAGTAGTAGACACCGTTATGTTCGACGACGGCTTGCGCCGACATGATGGACGAGGACGCGGAGATGGTGTCAAAGCCGAAGACCGAACTACCGCCTACGAAAGTCACGCGCGACAAGGCGTCGAGGCTCCAGAACAGCCCCGCCGGCGACGTGCCCGGGCCACCTCTCAGCGGCAGGCCTCTGACGATCTTGCTGGCCGTCGGGCGCACGGCCCCCGACCCAGCACCGGTCAGGTTTGTCGGAGCGTTGGCGACCGACCATCCGAGATAGCCGTCGGAGCCGTAATTGAACAGGTAGGGGTGCAGCACCACGATGCCGCCGCTCACACTTGAGCTGGCAACCGCCGTCAGGGCGGCGGTCGTCGTCATGTTGCCGTAGTAGACCGGGCCGGTGGTGTCGTTGGCGATGTTGGTCAGATTGGGCGCTGCATGCGCCAAAATGTAGTTGAGCGTCGATCCGGTATCGAACTCGCTGGCGAACTGCCAGAGGTTACTGGCATGGGTGGCAAAACCCGCAGGCGTGCGATCTGAAACGCCAGTGGTAGTGCCGGTCGCCAGCTCGACATTGAGGCGCTCCAGCTTGTTGGCGCTGCCGATGTGCATGTAGGCATAGGCGTTGATCGTCGCGGAGTACATCCCGCGACCGATGCCGGCGAGACCTCGTGACAGCTCCCTGAAGCCGCCGATTTTCTTCGGCTTCCCGCGATAGAAACGACACCACTCAGCGTCGGTGTAGGCCTGCGCCGAAAACAGTGTGCCGTCGCGCTGGACGCCGGGGGACGAGCTGATGGGGACGATACCCATGACCGCTCCCGATCAGACTGTCAGATCGCGCGCCCGCACGAACAGGGCGTGGACAGCGGCCTTGTCCATGCCGAGGGCGGCACCGATCATCAGCACCTTCGGATGCGTGCTGTCGAAGAACTGGGCACCGCTGCCGTAGTCACCCCCGCCCCACAGGATCATCGCCTCTTTGTCGCCTGACGCGGCGACCAGTGCGTTCACGTTCTCCAGCTTGCCGTCGGAGTTGAGCACCAGACGGAGGAGGTGTGAGGCGACGACGACCGGCGGCTCCTTGATGTCAGCAGGGTCCGGCGTGTTGCCGGCGGCGAGCCACGCATTGAACGCCTGACGGTCGCGGTTGCCGTTATCGACCGGGATGATCCGCCCGGTGGCGACCTCGATCACCTCCCCGGTCTCGGTCATCTTGTAGGTGTTCGCCATCTTAAAGCTCCGCGTCAGCCGTGTAGTGCAGATAGCTCATGCTCTGAGCGCCAGTGTATCCGGTATGGAGGAAAGATTTACGCGAGACGTTGAACGGGCCGGAGCCCCACGACGGCGACACGTTGTGCGTGAACGTCGTGCCGGCGTGTCCGGTGTAGGAGAGCTTGCTCGAATTGCCGTTGCCGTCGTAGTACGCCACCGTCGGCGCGGTACGCATCTCCACCTCGAACTCCACGGAACCACTGTCGACATAGGCGTTTGCGAAGAACACCTCCGATCCACCAACCAAGCCTTCGGTGGTAGCTGCGCCCGGTGCTCCTGTGTAGTCGTAGCTCTTTTGGTAGTACCGCTTGCAGCGCTCCAGCTCCTGCACGAACGTCACGTACTGGAAATCGGGGAGCGTAGAGCCGACTTCGATACGAAGTTCAGTGAACTTGAACCACTTGGTGGTCACCGCGCCGCAGTTGACCACAACCTCGATCTCTACTCCGTTGGAGCAATCGCCCATGGCGAGAGCTTCTTTCTTCACCGTCGTCGCCGAAGATATTCCGGTCGGGAACGATATGCCAGTCGCGCTGCCAATGCTCGTCACAGCCGAGAAATCATCAGCGGCATTCGCCTTGTTGATGTAGATGTCGGCCGTGAGGGTTGAGCCGACATCATGGCTTGCCAGAACTCCGACGCTGATGGTTTGGTTCTTGAAGCGGCGCGCGTCGCGTGACTCCATGCGATAGCGCATATAAACCTTGCCCGTACCCGTCACGGTCACGGCCGCGAGCGCGAGGCCGAAGGCTGTGCGCCCGATCTCGCAAGCCGTATCGTGGGCGATGGTGCCAGCGCTAACAGCCGTTCCCGACGCCTTCGCCGCCATGCGGTCGACCGCCCCGTACTGATAAGAGGACGAAATGTTGGGCGCGGTGACACGCTGGGCAACCACCATGCCGCCATTGATGACGCTCGGCATGAGGCCGACAGGGGTGGCGGGCGTCGGCGCTACAGCCCACGCCGGTGCGCCGCCCACTACGGTCAGAAGGTAGCCTTCGGTGCCAACAGCAAGCCTCGCATCGACACCACCCGCGCGCACCCACAGGTCGCCGTTGGTCGTCAGCACCGTGATAAGAACGCGAGCAGCTGCAGCGTCAGCAGCAGCTATCAGCGAGCGACCGAAAGATGTGATAGCCGTTGTCGCCGCTGTCGCAGCGCCAGTGAAATACGCCAGCAGATCGGCGGCCGGCGTTGTCGAGGCCAGAGCCGAGATAGCATTCGGTATGCCGGTCAGCGAACCCCACGCCGCCGTGATCGTCCGGTTGACGACATTGGTGACGTGCCCGCGTGAGTTCACGGTTATCTCGGGCGACTGGGACGCCGATCCGTAGGTGGCGGGAGTGACGCCGGAGACGTCGTGCGCGATTGTACCGGTTGTCGTGATCGGGCCGCCCGTCAGATCGGTACCGGTGGCGACGTTGGTGACGGTGCCGGACGTAGCTGTGAAGGCGATGCTGACGGTGGTGCCGTTCGATCTGAGGATGCTGAAGTTGCCTTGCGTCACCACGACGCCGGGGTCGGCACCGTTGGTGCGGAAGGTGACCGTGTACGCGCCGCTGGTGTTGTTGTAGACGAACCAGTATCCGGCTCCGGTGCCAAGTTCGATGATGCGATTGCCTGTCAGCACGCCGGTGTAGTTCTGCACCTGCGCCGCCACCTCGGTGGCTGACAGCACAGTCGTACCTGCGCCGCCGCCGGTGGCGATGGAGATGGCCGTGACGGACTGCACCGGCTGGCGGCCGTAGCCGACGGTGCGCAGGTTGGTGCCGTCGCTGAAGACGACGCAGCTCTCGCCCGGTGCCAGCTGCTTGGTCCCAGCACCGTCGATGGTCTCGGCACCGCTCGGATCGAGGGTCAGAGTGCCGCTGCCGTCGTTGCGCACGAAGCAGAACCATCCGTTGGTCAATGTGGCGGCCGACGTGAACGTGAACGAGATCGCGCCGCCGGTGTTGACGTACACCGTCATTCGGCCGGCGGTGTCGATGTTGTAGTTCGCGTTCTTGGTCGAGATCGGGGCGTCGACCATGATGGTGTTGAGGTAGGCCTTCAGGCCGTAGCTCACCAGCGACGCTGCGGTGGCTGACGACGTTCCGGTGCCCTCTTGCCATGCACGCCACGAACCAGCCTGCGTTGTGGTGGCGCGCAGGTAGAATATCCATGCCTGACCGCTGCCGACCGAGCCGAGAGTTCCACCGGCGGCGTCCTTCACCGTGACGGTGTTCGCGCCGGCGTTATAGATCATGAGGTCTTGGCCGGCGGATACGAGCCGCGCGTCGGGCATGATCAGCGATAGACCGCCGGTCGACGGCGTGACGTCGATCTTGTGGGCGGCGAAGTTGGTGCCGGCACCGGTCTGGAAGGCCCACACCAGCGTCGTGTCCGCCGATATGCTGAGCGCCAGATAGTCGAGCTGGGCGGGCGACTTGTTATCGCCGCCGAAGACGTCGGTGTAGCTCATGATCCACGCCTCTTGGTGCCGCGATCAATAATTCGCAGCAAGTCCTGCATGCTCACAGCGCTCTGCGCGTCGTCGCGCAGCTCCTTGATCGACGCCCGCTTGTCGGCGTTCCAGCCACAGAACGGCCCCGCAGCCACGAGGCACTCGTACAGCAGCAGGTCGGGCACTTCTTCCGTCAGGTAGTTGGTCTGGTTGCTACTGTCCAGCAGCTTCGGCGTTGCGTGGTAGAGAACCTCGAACGGGTAGGCGAGGTTCGGCGAAGGGAACAGCAGCCAGTGCTCCTCATCGTAGTCGGCGTAGTACTCGGGCTCGTCGTAGGTCGTGCGGTTCGGCCAGTAGACCAGAGAGTACTCGTACGAGCGCGGCAGCAGCGGCTTGCGCGTCAGGTACGACGTACCAGTCCCGAAGTTCATCGAGATCGTGTCGAGCCAGTCCGCTGGCTTCGCCACCACGCCGGAACTCGACGCCGTCATGGTGCTCGTCACGGTCGACTGAAAGCCCGGTATCTTGAGCCGCCGCGCCAGCGTGATCTCGGCGCGGTTTATGATGCGCGGTATCTGCGCCGTCACCGTGGCGTCGGCGGTGGCGTTGCCGCGCTGCGTCCACGCCTGAATGTCGGTCACGAGGGAGGTGTAGTTCATACCTGTCGGCATGCTCAATCCTCCTCGTACGTCATCGGCTCATCAGGACGCCGGAACGGAAGGTTGATCTTGTCGGGCGTCTTCGCCGGCAACCTGTAGGGGTCGAGCACGTCGCGACAGCCTTCGTCGTCGCACACCTTCAGTCCCTTGAAGTTCACATCGGACTGCAGAGCCGTGAGCGAAAACTTGCGATGGCAGCGGTCGCACAGACCTATGCCGTAGGTCGCTTCGTCGGAGGTGTCGAGAAAAATAGGCATCAGGTGTACGCAGAGATGTCGGGGAAGATGGTGACGTCGCTGCCGTCGCGATCCTCTGCCTGCGCCGGCATGAACGCCATGACTTGCTGTTGCCGCAGATCGGCGAGGCGCTCTTTCTTCGCCTCCTCGAACGTCTCGCACATATACACCGCCAGCGCCTTCGTGACCACAGCGTACCAGTTGCGTGGCACATCCAGTGTCTCACGCAGGCTGGTGACGTCGGCGATGTAGCGCTGTTGATACGCCATGATGTGGTAGTAGCGGTAGTCGGAACGTGGCACCTGCCACAGCCACAGCACGACCTGATCGACCTGACGGTCGAGCCAGCCCTGCAGCGGCTGCCCCGGCTGCAGACGGTTCGGCATCTGCATGTACTCGGTGCGCGTCATCGTCGAGAGCGGAATGTCGGTGGGCGCGCCGCCGAAGTACACCTCTCGCGCGATCAGCGTCGTTCCGTTGGTGATACGGACACGCCAGTAGGTGGCCGGCGCTCCCTCGACCTGAACCCATGACCACGTACGGTCGGTGGCGGTGACCGTGTAGGTCGAACCGACCTGCAACCACGTCACTCCGCTGTCGACCGAACGCTCGACGACGAACTGCACCGTCGCGTTGACCGCGCCCCAGAGGATACCGACCTCGTACAGCTGCGTGGCGGTGGTGAATACGATGCGAACGTTGCCGTTGGTCGACGTCTGCGTCAGCAGCGTCTCGAAATTGTCGTCGACAGCGTTGGCGACGGTACCGCCGGCGCTCGACGTCACGGTGCCACCCGTGAGCCGCGTCGGCTTGCGGAGAGTGCGGTCGAGGAGGTTGAAGGTGCCAGTGGGGGCCGTCACGGCGGCCTGCCCTTCGTACAGCGGCAGGATGATCTGCTGTTGCTGCCATGTGTAGATGCGGATATTCGGCATCTCCGACAGCAGCAAGTTCAGCGCCCGCATCGAGCGGACGAGCAAATCCGACGTCAGCATCTGCGCCGGAATACCGGCGCGCAACGCCGCATCTTCGATGAGCTGGCCTACTCGATAGACATACGTGCCATAGGTGCCCGAGGTCGCCACTCAGTCACCTGATCGGCCCGAGCATGCCGGCTAGCGGCTGCGCGCCGGCCACAGGCAGAGCGCGGCGACCGCGCGGCTTGCGCCCGACGATGCCCGTCGTGGTGCGACCCTCCATCGGGTTCATGGGCGGAGCGGGGAGACCGCCGAAGGCGAGCTTCTTGTCCTTCTTCTTCTTGGCCTTTGGCTTGATCTTGCCACCGCGTGCGCGCCTGAGACGTTCATACGTCTCGAACTCGCGCTTCGTACCGCCCTCGTTCTGGTCGCCTTTCACACCACGCGCTTTGAGACCTTCACGAAGCTCGTGAAGCATACGCTGTGCGTCGCCCTCAGTCTGGCTGCCCATAGAGTTGCGAAGCTCGTGAAGCATACGCTGTGCGTCGCCCTCAGTCTGGTCGCCCTTAGAGTTGCGGATGGTATTGATCACGCCGCCGTCGCTTTTCTTGCGGACCTTGCCGCCGGCGTAGAACTGCACGAGACGACGGCCCTTGCTGTCGCAGTATTTCATGTGAACTTCTCCATCTTCAGGCTTTCGATACCGGTCTCCGAAGTGTTAGCTGACAGGACCAGTTCGGGTTCCTGTCGCAAGCCACGTGATGTTGCTGTCACCTGTCACGGAATTGCCCGCAGCGCCGCCAGCGCCGCCCGACACGTTGTTGCTAAAGCAGTTGTCCACGCCGTTGCTGGCCGTCGAGCCTGCAGTACCCCAAGCGCCGCCGTTGCCGCCAGCACGCGCGTTGGCGCTGCCGCCAGCGCCACCCGTACCAGCCGCGCCCGACGATCCCGCAGTGCCATTAGCGCCGGGGTCATTGAGAAAGGCACTGGCACCAGTTCCTCCAGCGCCGCCGTTTCGTCCCTGACCGCCGCCGCCGCCGCCGCCGCCAGCCGTGCCGCCGCAGTCATCCCACACGCCCGCGCCGCCGCCGCCACCACCGCCGCCGCCGCCGCGAATGTAGCCGCTGCCGTTGTTGACCCGGAACGTGTAGCCGCTGATGCCAGACGCAGACAACGCCGTGCCGCCGCCTCCGGCCGCGCCGGGGCCAGACAGCCCGTTACCGTTGCCGCCAGCGCCACCAGCGCCGGAGATCGTGCCGTTGTTGACCAGCGTGACGGTGACGCCCGAAGGCCACGAGCCGGGTACGAGCGCAGCCGTGCCCGTCGAGGTCGAGTAAATCTCGACGCCCGAGTTGATCGTGATCTGGCAATCCCCAGCACCGGAATAGCCAGCGGTGTTGGCGACCGTGCGCAGGTTCTGGCTGGAGGCGTCGGCCGAGATCGTGACGAGGAAAGCCGCCGCCCCCCGCGCCACACCAGAGAGGCGTGTCGGGATCACGTCGAGAGGTCTCCACCCACGGAATAGGTGTCGGCTGCGATGTAGAGGATACCCGCCTGCGCGTACTGACCTGCGCACTTCAGACCGTTGCGGTTGCGCAGCGTCGTGCCCGACGCCGTGATCGTGACTTGGCCCGCGCCGAGCTGGACGATGGCGCACGAGAACCCGGCCGTGAGGCCCGACGGAACCGTGAGCGTGCTCGCGCTCGCGTTGTTCATCGTCACGGTCTTGCCGTTGTCGCTGTTCTGCAGCGTGTAGCTCGTGCCGGTCTGGGCGTTGACGTTGCTCGACGTAGTCAGGTAGGCGTCAGCGGACGCCGTTCCTGATAGCGCCAAAGCGTTGCTGCCAATGGTCGCGCCGTTGAGGGCGAGCGAGCCCATGGTCATAGCTTGGCTGAGCATGACCGCGTTCAGCTCGGCGGCCGAGACGCCTCCCTCGACCTTCTGCCACACGCCGGCGGTCGCGTTGTAGACAGCGCGGTCGTTGGCGCTCCACAGGATACCGAGCTGTGTACCCGCCACCGACACGACGTAGTAGTTGCCGTCGGAACCGACGCCGTTGGCGAGGGTCGGTGTGTTCGTGCTGGCGTTCCACGTACCTTGGTACGCAGCGACGCCGAGTGCCGCGCTCAAGGCAGCCATCGACACCGCCGACGGGTATCCGCTGGAGCCGCTGAGATTGGCTAGGACGGTGTTATTGGCCGACCACGGAACAGGCGGCCCTGCGACTACACCATATCCGGCTACTGCTGGGTCAGCCACGAGCCGCTACCCCGCTAGTCCAACGCCCTGATAGCCGTCGAGGCGAGCGCTGCCCGCGCCGGTACCGTAGAGGCGGAAGGCCGCGATGGGCATGGAGTAGTTGCCGTCGGCCGCAGCAGCGAGCGCCGTAAGCGACGGATGGTTGAACCATACCGCCGTGCCCGGATCGAAAGTCGAGGCATAGATGTCCTCGAACGTGTGCTGCAGCGTGTAGGTCGTCGAGACCTGCGTGATGCCGAGCCCGATGTTGACGGGAGCCAGCCGGCGGTCGACCGGCCACATGGCGGTCTCGCCCTGAGCGGCGTAGCCCGCCGACACAGCAGCGGCGGCGGCGTTCGCCGCGATGCGGGTGATCGTCGCCATCGCGACCGACAGGATCACGGTGTTGGCGTTCGGGCCGGCCATCGCCAGCGAGAACGTCTTGCCGTTCACGTCCGTGCCGTAGAACGTGAACGTGACGGCGGACAGGTTGTTGGCCGACGTCAGGCTCGGCCGCTGTCCCTGATTGGGCAGCGTGACCGTCGAGCTGGCGAGGGTGAGATCACCCGCGCCACCCAGTGTCTGTAGAGCTGCAACAGCCGTTGTCGATGCCGCTGAGATCGTCAGGGTCTTGTGGAACTCCGAGGACATCTGCGCTCCTGCGCTGTTAGCGCTGCTTGGCCGTCAGCACATAGTCGAGGGTCAGGGTCTTCGCCGCAGCGGCACCGTTCAGCAGGCCGATGGTGATGGCGAGCGCGGCGGTGGAGAAGTTGGACACGGTCGACGACTGCGCGACGTAGGCGTCGTTCAGGTAGACCGCCCAGATGCCGAGGGACGCGATGTAGACGAACGCCACCGTGACGAAGGTGTCGTTAGCCATCGTCGCCACCGACAGCGATGTCGCCGTTCCGCTGGATCGCATCTGCGCCGTGAGCGCCGCAGCGCCGGACGCCTTGTAGAAGAACATGCCGTTGGTCGGCAGCGACGCCACAGGCGTCGTGTCGACGGTCGCGAGACCGATCACGATGCCACTGTCGGTGGCGTCGCTCAGCTTGAAGCGCGCCTTGACGACGAAGTCCTTGTTGGTCGCCAAGTTGTAGTTGGCGACCTTGCTCTGCAGCGAGACGGCGTCAGTACCGCCGGTGTCGGTGGTGAGGGCGAGCCAGCCGCCATCGCCGGCCGCCAGAGCGGCGGCCGACGCCGCGCCAACGGTGGTGACGGTCCAGTCGCCGGCGGCGTAGACGTCGAAATCGTTGAAGTAGAGATGCGAGCGCGCGGGATCGAGCTGGAAGACCCAGTCCGACATGTCCGCGCTTTCAGCCAGCGGATTGAGGCCGTTGGGAAAGCGGCTCAGGGGGCCAGACAGCGGTAGCAACATGATCGCCTATCTCCTTGCACTGATGTCAGCGGGGGCGATCTTGGTAGACCGCCTCCCGCCGCCCCCATCTGGGCGGGGCATCACTCCCGCCCGACGGAGGTGAGGGAGGTCGGCCAGCTACGCGCCCGCCGACATGTAGTAGTCGCGCCAGTCGGTGACGCCGACCGCGTAACGCGAGGTCGCCTTGTAGCGCATCGTGTCGGTGTCGAAGTCGCCCTCGGTGGAGCGCTGGATCGGGCGGCGCATCATGATCGACATGCCGCGATTGACACCGGTGCGGATACCCCACTGGGTGGTCGAGGTCTGGCGGGTGATGACCTTGACGCCGCCCTCGATCATGCCGAGCGAGTTGACGGCGTTGAGGGCGTTGTTCGCGTTGCTCGGAGCGAGGATCGACTTCAGCAGCACCTCGCCTTGGAACATGTTGGCCGGATTGACCAGCAGCTCCTTGCCGGTGAGCGAGATCGGCTTGCCGTCGTTGTCGACGGCGTTGTGGATTTGGATCAGCAGCTGCTCCAGCGACGTCTGCGACAGCGCGGCGGCGGTCGACAGCAGGTTCGAGGCGGTGCCGCCGAAGATGATGTGCGCCGACGACGCCAGCGCCAGACCGTCACCGATGGGGTAGCTGGCGTTGGTCGCGCGGTTGAGCAGGTTGGCGGCCACCAGCTCCTTGGTCTCGATCATCGACTGAGCGAGATGCTCGGCGTAGATGCGACCGATGGAGATGTGGGCACCGTCCTCGACCAGCGTCTTGGTGAGGGCGTAGGCCAGACCATAGACGAAGTACTGGTAGCGGGTGTTGTAGAGGATGCCGCCGCCGCGATAGACGACCGGCTGTCCGTCCGGCAACTCCGGTGCCGAACCGAGGCCGAACATGGTGGCCTCCTCGTGGTACTGGCGCTTCTCGCCCTCGCGCTCGCGGAGGAACGCCTTGTACTCGTCCTTGCGCTGGTCGTAGATGCCGTCGAAGGCGTCGTTGAGCAGCGGCTCGACGACGTAGCGGAAGTCGGTGTCGCGCATGATAGACATGGATCGGTCTCCTGCTCCTCAGTCGGCGGTTTAGATCGCCACCTTGTTCGATACGTACTGGTGACGGGCGATCTTGCCCTGCACGATGACGTAGGTGTCGCCCCACGCATTGTTGACGTAGGGGGCCAGCGCCTCGACGCGGAACTGACCTTGGTTGCCCGCGCCGACCAGCGATCCCAGCATCGAGCCGGAGAACCCGGGCGGGTATGCGCCGGCGGTAATGGAAGCGAAGTCTGCCTGATCGCCGATGGCCGTCTGCGCCAGAGAGGCGTTCGACTGGATTTCGTAGACGATGTCGGGGTCGTCCCAGTAGTAGACGAAGTACGGCTCGCTGGTGTCGGGTGCGGTCGACGCCGGCCAGTACGGCAACACCATGCGGCGACCGGACAGCGTGTACTCGACACCGATGAAGACGCCCGCGATGTCGTCGTTGCCGGCGGAGATGATGAGGTTGCCGCTGGAATTGAACTTGACCGGCACGCCCTTGTAGAGCGCGGTCGCGTAACCCGAAGCGATGCCACTCTGGAGGCGCTTCGGACGCATGGTGCCCGACGGATGGTTGACCGGCCGGAGGCCAAACGGTGCGGAAGTGGACGGCATTGGCTCTGCTCCTTGTCGTTCCTACTCGAAACCTTCGCGCGGTGCGCGGACGTTGCCTCGTGCGTGCGGTGCGAGGGGGTTCTCCTCCTCGTTCTCGTAGATGAGACGCGAACCCCGGCCCTTCAGCGCCTCGTTGTGCGCATCCAGTCGACCGTAAATCCCGCGCTCTCGCTCGCGTGGCATGTTGTGGTGCAGCTCGGTCATGTACCGCTGGTACAGCGGTGCACTGATCTCGGCCGCGATCATCTCGTTGATCATCACGCACCCGGCATACTCGGCCGACGTTGCCTTGTGCTGCTCCCATCCGGGTCCGAGGTCTTCGTGCCTCAGAAGGCGGTAGCCTGCACGAAGACGGGCGGCCACAGGGTCGCGGGTGTTCGTGGTCGTGAGCCACACTCGGTGTAGCCCGGACTTCTTCGGGAGGTCCGGTAGGGCCACCTGAAAAAATCCTGTACGAAGCATGGCTACACGCTCGTCGTCTGTCAACTCCCGGTCTTCCGAAAATTGACGGTCGCCGTATTCGCGCGGATCGCGGCTGCGGGAGCGCTCGGCGCGGGGGTTGGTTTCCCCTTGTTCTTCAGCGGCTTGCGCCCCGCGACGCCGTACCTGCCGCTCCCTGTTCTCGGCCACCTTGGCGTTGATCGGGGCGTAGTCACCCGGCGGTGCCGGCGCGACAGGGCCACGGAGATCGCTGCGTTGTTCGCTGCGGGCGAGATCGGCGGCCGCGTCGGCCTCGAACGTGTCGCCGCCGTCGTTGTCCTGAAACTGCGGACGACGACGCACCGATTGCATCTGCTGCGGCCCGGGCTGAACCGGCGCACGACGGCCAAGACGAGTGTCACTCATTGGATGCTCCTGAATGTGAGTTGTTAGCGAGGCTGCGGACCCTTGCTGTAGGCCGCCAGTATCCTGTCACGGCGCTTCTTCATGGCGGGGTCTTTGCTCGTGAGGTCGATGCCGGCCTCCTCCATACCCTTGAGCTGTTCCGGCGTGAGGCGGAACCTGCCTCCACCGAGACCTTCGCCACGACTGCCGCTGCCGCCGAGCGGTGGGCCGCCGTCGTCATCATCGTCACGCTGCCGGCGACGTCCTCCGTCGTCACGCGACTGCCGCGTCGGCGGACGATAGACGTGCGGCATGTGCTTCTTCAGTCGGGCGTCCAGCTCCTCCCAGTAGTCGTCGTCGTCGCCCTCGAAACCGTCGTTGCGGACTTCCTGATCGATCAGCCTGATCTGGCGCTGTGTCGTGTCGTCGCTCTCGGGATCGATCCACGGTCTGGCGTCGAGGAACGCCTCCATCTTGCGCACCGCCACACGGTTGCGACCCCGATCCTGTGGTTGCTGCCGCTGCTGGGGTTGCTGCGGCTCGTCGCCCCCCTCCGCCGGCTGCATGTACTGCTGCAGTCGTTCGGCGTGGCTCCGCAGCTGGTTGTAGTAGTTCTCGGCGTTCCGCATCACCGTCGTCGCCTCGGTGGCGGTGCCGCCGTCGCCCTTGTCGATCGCCTCCTTGTGGCGGCGCTGGGCCTCCGCATAGGCGGCGCGAGCGGTGTCGGCCTCGGACCTCAAGGTCCGCATCGACTGCTCGAACTGGTTGCGCGTCAGCGCCGCCAGCATGCGCTCCTGACCGTCCACTCTGGCGGCCAGCTGCTCGATCAGCTGCTGGGACTGCTCACGATTGCGACGGTCGGCCATGCGCCGTCGCTGGCTGCGCGTCGGTCGCTGCCCCTCGGCCGCGCCCTGCTCGGCCGCGTCGTCGTCGGCTGCCGGATCACGCCCGAGGCGCTCGTCCTCGCCTTCCTTCTTCTGCTTCGGAAACTCGACGGTGACGTCACCGTCCTTGTTCTCGGTGACGACAGGTGAAGGTTGTTCCGTATCGGTCGTTACAGACATCGTGATGCTCCCGTCAGATGAATGCGATGATCTTGAGCGGATCGCCGGTCACGCGACCGATCAGCTCAAGGTCGTTGAAGATGGCGAACAGCGCCTTGTCGCCGCCCTCGGTGCCCATCGGCACCTCGAAACGGTCGCCGCCGTGCTTCGCGACGCGGACGAAGTCACCCGGCTGACACCAGTCGTTTTCGGGCCACGGCTCCAGCGTCGTGCGGTTCTTGAAGGCGACAGGGCCGAGGGCGATCACCTTGGCGACCTGCGTGTTCCATTTCTCGGCGTCGCGCGTCTCGTCGGAGATGTGGATGATGCCCCTCGTGCCGGCGAACTTCTTGGCCTGCCGCAGCTGCACGAGAACGCGCGATCCGAACGGCGCGATGCCCGGATCGGCGGCGGGCCATGCGTCGAGGATGCTCTGCGACGCCACGCTCTGAATTGGTGATGCTGTGATGCTCATGTCTCGTCGTCCATGCGTTGGTTGTGCTTGATCACTTCTTCGTACAGCAGCTTGGCTTCTTGGAGACCACGGATGTAGCCGCTGTTCTCCGTCAATGCGACGGGGTCCAGTGGACGCTTGAGAAGAAACATCGTCGCGTCCGACGGGATTTTGGCTTCGAGTTCGGCGAGGAAGAAGCGCGCCGCCATGCTACTTCTTCACAGGCTTCGGTCGGCCGTCGGCTTTCGCGACCGGCGGCTTGCCGCCCATGGCGATGCGCTTCTGTGGCCGTACTTTCGAGTTGTCCTTCTGGCTCATGACGCCTTCTCCTCTGCTGTCGGTTCGATGGTGATCTCGTCGTAGGCCTTGTCGGCGATGATCTTCTCCAGCTCGGGGTCGTTGACCTCGGCTGCCGGCACCGCCAGCGGCATGTTCGTACTGATGTCGCTCGGCGCAGGCATCAGGGCCCGCACCACGTTGATGAACAGGATGTCCTTGGTCTTCTGCTCCGCCGGCAGGTCGGCGTACATCATCACGCAGGGGTGCGTCTTGGCCGCCTCGTCTACATGCGGGCCGTACTTCCAGCCGTCGGCGAGCCTGATGGCGAGCCAGTAGCCATGCAAACTCTCGGGCGTCATGAAAGGGTTGGCAATGATCCCTTCGACGGCATCGATTGTCGACTTCTTCCGCCACTCCGGCGCGTTCGACCAAGAGGGAATGATGTCCAACTCGGCCGCCTCGTTGTATGCGCGGCTGGCCTCGTAGGTCACCTGTGCGATGCGTTCGATATTCATGATGCTTGTCCTTTCATCGTGGGTTGATGCCGGTACCCGTTGACACTCCGATCTTCTCGCCAGAGCGCAGCTCGGCGTCGGCGATGGTGAGCGCCGTTGCGTTGTCCTCGCGGTTCATCTGGTGGCGGATGTCGGTCTCGTCCGCCCTCTGCGCGATGTCGGCTACATGCTGGCGGTCGTCCTGATCGGCCTTGCGGGTCTCGATGGCGACCTTGACCGCGCGATCCTCCGCGCTCTCCTGCGCCTGCTGCTCGATCTTACGCTGCTCGGTCGCCTGACGACCCTGCGCAATGCCTGCCTGCGTCTGGGCCGCGATGTTGGCGGTGGCGATGGCGGCCTGCGCCGGGTCCATCGGCATCGGCGGCTGAACCTTCGCGGCCATCTGCTGCATCTGGCCCAGCAACGGCATCAGCTTCTGGTAGCGCTCGCTGATCCTCTCGACCGCGATCCCCGACGTGGCGGCGAACATCAGATCGATCTTGCGGCCCAGCTCGGGCTCCTTCAGCCGCAGCATCTCCACCACGGTGGCCTTGCCTTCGATTGTGTGCGCGCTCACGAACAGCGCCAGCAACTTCTCGTCGGTGCCGACGACGGCCTCCAGCTTCTCGTCGACTATCGCGAGCACGGTGGCTGCGTAGTCCATCGCCATGTGCTCGCGAAGGTGCTGCAGCATCGGGCCCGCCATCTGCGGTCCTGACGGCGACTGCAGTCCGAACAGCGGCGACTTGACCCAGTCGGCATGCACCTCGACGTGAGCGGGATGGTTCTGCTCTGGGAACGCCGTCACCGGTCGGCCGAGCGCGATAGCCACGTTCTCGTTCACCGCCGGCATCTCGGTCGGCGTCGGCGGCTTGACCAGCAGCTTGTCGATGTTGTCGAACTGTCCAGCCTCAAGGATCGTCTTCTCGACCTCGTAGGCGTTATAGGCGAGGGGGTTCAGCTTGGCGCGCTCGCCCAAGAAATTGGCTCGCGTCCAGCGCTGGGTGTCGGAGTTGATGCGAGGATCACTGACAGGTGCGACGACGCTGTCGCCCTCGAAATCGAACTTGGTGACCTCGGTGTCGCCGTCGGTGTCGGCGAAGGAGACGTTGTCGACGATCTGTCGACCGAGACGGAACAGGCCAGCGAGCAGCCGACCCATGGTGCGATGCTGGCGGGCGAATATCGACGAATAAACGACCGTGCCCTCGTCGACCAGCATCATCATGGTGCCGACGGGGATGTCCTGACGCCCTTTGCCGACGATGTCGTCGAAGTTCGTGCGCACGACGCCCTTCGCCGCATCGATCAGGAAGCCCAGCATCTTGAACAGGACTTCCGACGGCGCATGGAACGTCGACTGCATCACAACCTTGCGGATGTCGTCGGTCTGTGTGGCGTTCTCGATCTCGGTGAAGACACCGACCTCCGACCGCACGTTCTGTCCCGACTGGCCGGACTTCAGCTTGACGCCGCCTGCGTTGTTGTTGGCGTGTGCGCTGTCGAGCACCGCTCGCGCGGCACCGGTGGCAGCGCGCGGAATGCCGGCCAGCAGATGCGGGATGCCGATGGGCTTGCCGCCCCTGAACGGCATGAAGCCGAACTCATAGAGGAAGTCGAGCCGCTTGCGGCTCTCGTCCTTCTTCTCCCAGTTCCGATAGAGCGCCAGCGGCCGTTGCGTGTCCTTGTCCATCGTCAGGATGTAGGGCCGCATGTCGCCCTCACCGTCCCAGAACAACGACGTCTCGTAGAGTGTCCGGCTGTTGTCGACGTTCTCGCCAGTCGGCTGCACTCCGGTGGTCTTGTCGGCAGCCGCCTCGACCTTGTTGCGTTCGGGCTCGGTCGACGGCGATCCGAGATCGATGTCAGCGTAGAGGCCGCTGCGCATGCGCTGTTCGAGCTGACGCTCGCTGACGGTCAGCTCATGCGTGATGCGTTCGCAGTCGTAGAAGTTGTCGTCACTCGGCGGACGATGCACCTTGTCGGAGGAGATGAAGGCGACGCGGGCGCGCTTGCCCTCCTTCCACAACTTCATGTAGGCCGAGCCCGAGAACGGCAGCTGCGCCATCGTCTGCTCGACCTCGTCGGCGAAGTTCTCCATCTGGCGGCGCGTCATCCAGTTCGCCCAGCGCGCCACCCTCTTGGCTCTGTCGTACTTCTCCTTCGTCACCGCTCCCTCGACGTGCGGCTTGGCCGGCCCCTTCGGCGGCAGCAGCTCGCGCAGCACGCGCGACGTGAAGTCGGAGCACACCTCGCCCACCAGCGGCATGGTGACGGTCGACGCACCCGGGAAGCTCGCACCACCCGGTGCCTTTCCTGTGAAGCCGCTGTCCTCGATTGCGCGTGCGTAGCGAGCGTCGGCGTTCTTGCCGCTCTCGATGTCGCGCCCGATGTCCTCGTGGGTGTTGAGCGCCAGCAGCTCGATCTTGGCCTTCAGGCTGTCGACTTCCACGAGATTCTGGAAGTGCTTGCCGTTGTCGGTCTCGACTTCCTTGTCGTGATCGAGATCGATGACCGCACCGCCGTCTTCGGTGTAGGTCACCCCGTTTTCGGCGGCGTTCTTGGCGTCGTCGGCGCGATCCTGCGCCTCTGCCCCGAGGATCGTCGGAACGTCACCGGTCTCTGACGGCGGAGGGGTGGGGTCGATCTGATCTTGCGAGGCGAGCGGCCCGAGACCCCCCGGACCTGAACCCTGACGCGGACGTCTAGCCATCTGGGCTGGCTCCCTTACTACAACGCGCCGTCAGCTGTCCAGCTGCTGGCTACGGTCGTCCAGAAAACGACCCAGTATCTGCATCTGCGAGCTGTTGCCATCGTCGTTGACATACCCGCCGGCAGCGTGTCGCCTTCCGGTCGCGATCTGCATGAGCATGTCTTCGGGGTTGATGCCGAGTTCGTAGGCGCGTTTCATGACGTGGTCGGAAAGCAGTTCCAGCTTCGGAGCGCCGAGCATGGTCTTCACACCCGTCGCGGGCCCGAGAATAGTCCACTGCCTCGCCTGACCGGGCACGGCTTCGATGCCGAGCGGGTCCGTCACATTCTGCTTGTACCACGGAAGGACGAGACGCCCCTCAGTGCCCGACATCGCTATGTTGGGGTCCGCTGACTGCCGTACATCAGCGAGGCCGACACCGCGAGAGTAGTGGGCGTCCGGCACCGCCCAGTTGGTCTGGAAGCCGAGCGACGGCACGCCCGACGCCCACATGTAGAGCGGCACCTTGACCTTGCTGGTGTCGACGAAGTCGTTGTCGTGGAACTTCTGCATCCCGATAAGGGTCGATGACGGATGCGCAGCAGGGCGCACGTATTCGAGTTCGGGAGGGAAGTTCTTCCGTCTCTTGCTCTCAGGGAGCGACATGAACCTGCGGTACTGATCGAACATGCCGCGTTCGGCGAAGGAGTTGGCGGCGAGGCCGCGCTCCAGCTCCAAATGAACAGGGCTCTCGGGGGACGCCAGAGAGGTGTAGGTGTTGAGGCGACGGTAGTACTTGTCGGCGAGTTCGTCGCCGTACCTCTGCCGCAACTTCTCCCACAGGGGGTCCATGCGGTACCAGACCTGCGGCCCGTGGATCAGGCCGGGGTACTTCATCGCCTCCACCTGAATGTCGATCAGGCGCTGGGCGTTACCCGGCGTCATGATGTTGTTCGCAGCGATAGCGCCGGGAGAGTTGTCGCGCGGGTTCTTCGACAGCCGTATCACCGAAGCGCCATCGACGTTGCCGACGGCATCCTTGAACTGTTCGTAGAGCGACTGACGGTTATGTCCGAACAGCCGCATCATGCTGTCGCTCTCGGGCCCGACCTGCGCATTCGCCCGCTCGGCGATCAGGCGCGGATCATCCCAGATACCGGGGAACTTGTTGTTGTACACTGGACCGATCAGTGGTCGCGACAGGCCTTCAAGTTCAGATGCGTCGCTCGACCTCACCGCAGGCGCTTCGACCTTGCGGCCCTTCTTGAAGCCTTCGTACTCACCGTAGCGGTCGACATAACTATCGTGTGCACGTCGACGACTTTTGTATGTTTGCCGAGCCAGTTCCGGGTACTCGTCTTCGGGCATACCGGGAAAATGTAACGGCATCATTTTGCGAACATACTCGTGCGCACTATCTTGCAGATGACGCCAACCGGGCACTCCCGTGGAAATCACAAGCGCTTCCGACAAGTTCGTGAACGGATAGTCTGCACTCATCTTCTGGTACGCCTGACCTCCATCCTTGAAGCGCTGAACAGGTGGACGCATCAGCTCCTCGACGGGCACGTTGTCGAGTTCACCTCTGTACGGACGAGGGCGCATCAGCTCCTCGGTCGGCACGCCGTCCAGCTCGTAGCGGTAGACCGGATGCGAATTCCAGTCGGGGGCCACAGTCTTGCGCCGGATGGGGGCGTACATCCGCATCAAGTCCTCGACGCGGCCTCCATCCTTGAAGCGCTCGTAGTCGATGCGACCGCCGCGTCGCCACGCAACGCCGTTACCCGGACCACCGCCGACGTTACCAACAGTCCCGGTTGTGGCACCTGTGTCGGTGCTACCTTGATCCGCCGAATTACCTGTGCCGCCCGCGCTGCCACCCGGGCCGGTGCCAGCGCCTTGCGCTTCAGCGGCCGCGATAGCGAGACCGACATCGTGCGCGACGTTGTTGGTCGACATCATGTTGCTGATCGCCAGATTGCTCAGCGCGCCCGGGCCCATGAGACCCTCAAGGGCCATCGCCCCAAGGCCGACGATGCCTGTCGGTCCTATGCCCATCAGACCAGAGAGGGCATTGAGGCCGACGGCCGCGATGGCTGCAGGGTTGCCGCTGCTGATGGCGTTGCCGATGTTACCGATGCCGATGCCGGTGACCGGGCTGATGCCGACGATCATGCCTTGTCCCGCCTGACCATTGATGCCGGCGGCTCCGGCGTCGAGCATCGACAGCATGCCGAGCGCCTGCGGGTTGATCGACGGAGCGGGGC